ATCGTCTTGTTGCGAAGGCGACTGGCCTTTTAACAGACGAATTCATCGCCAGCCTTGGATTTGAGAAGAGCGGAGACGTTAAGGACGGCGTGCAGCTCTGGGTTAAGGATGTATGGCGACTTGCAGTGTCACGAGATCAAGTTGCACGGCTTAACGGTGTACTATGGGAAGTCCGTACAGCGTACGGATTAGCATGCCTGCTACAAGCAGCTAACGCATTGTAGGACAACCATGGACGATGAACACTATGACTTGCTGGTGAGGACAGCGCAGTGTATTCGCAAGCGCATGCCGGTCCACGCAGACTGCGAGGTTGAGGATCTGATAAGTGACGGGTGGCCTGGGCTGAAGGCGGCGATCGAGACCTACGATGAGTCACGTGGCTGCAAGTTCTCGTCATATGCAATCACCAAGATCACCTGGGCAATCAAGGATGCATTGCGCGAACGTGACTGGGTTCCACGCGCGGTTCGCAAGGCGAAGACTGAACCAGTCGAGATGATAAGCTGTGAAGAGTTGTTACCAATGCCCATCAAAAACAAAGATGAGTTAAGTGAAGCAATTCACTCATCTTTGTTTTTTGAGGATGCATTCGCTACACTCACTGACCGTCAGCGCATAGTGATGACACGCGTCTATGTTGATGGCAAGACACAGAGTGAGGTGGCCAATGAGATAGGCGTGTCGCCGACGATGATATCATTCTGCCATCGTGATGCTGTTGAGAAAATCCGGCGGAGGTTGCTTAGCATGCCAGAGTTCGAGAACCGTCGTGACAGTCATCTTAACGGTCATACTGACACAGGTATGGCGAACGTCAAGGCAAAGCGCAAATACGCGCAGCCTAAGACGGTGATGCTCACGTTTGAAACAGAGACGTATCTTAAGATCCGCAAGGCAGCTGCGGATAGTAAGATGTCAATCAACGCGTTTGTTAAGCAGTATCTTGGTGGTATGTTGAAGGAGCTAAGTGATGTTAATGACAGTAGCGATAGCAGTGGCGAGCTTGATCCTGGGTGTTAAGATCGGGGCGAGCTGGCAACAATTTGCTTCACACATGGAAGGCTGGGAACGCGGGCGTGCGTCACTTTATCCGTTGTTACAGTCGTGTAAGATGACGCTTGAACGTGTTAAGTATGACATTCATGAAGAGGAGCAGGACGAGGTGTGGCCTGCACTTGACAGTATGGTCAGTAGGATTGATGCGTCTCTTGCTGCGAAGGTTGTGACAGATGAGACGACTTCTTGGTAGGTGGAGATTATGGTGGGGACTCTGTCCACTGTGTAATAGCGATGCGCCTGTCATAGATACGTGCCCAGTGTGCTATGGCGACAGGCAGTGGCCAAAGACAGAGCAGTTCAAGCTTGGCATGTGGAAACGCTTTTGTCATGTTCTTCGTCAAATGGAGAGGTGAGCGATGAGTGAGCGTGTTGTGCCGACGAAGCCGGGTCTGTGGTTCTACCGTCATATCGAAGCGCACGATATGCCAGACTCTGTTGTGCTAGTTCGTGAAGTCACCGCAGAGGATGACGATCACGGGACTTTCACGGGGGAACTGGTCGCGGAGTTCAGCGAGCCAGACGAACTGCTTGAGGTTGGAAACGTCAATGGTACGTGGCTGCGACCAGTACCGTCCGCCGAATCCGTGCAGGCCGCGGTGGAGGCGATGCGCAAGGCTGCGTTTGTGCTTGAGGCATACGGAGATCACGCGGTGACGTTACGCAAAGCAATTGCCGGGCTGACCGGCGGGGAGGGGTGATGAGGCCAGGTTCTCCAGAGTTTGAGGCTGCTGCAATCTACCCGACGGACAGGCTGTGCATGGAGTGCGGAGGTCCGCCTGACGCAACAGAAGAACTCTGGACGGGCGACTCCGAATCTCTCGGCGGGTATGAAATCTGGTCGTACTGCAGAAAGTGCAAGATTGATACATTTCACAAGATTAAACGCAAGGAGCCATCTGCGGAAATCGATTCACGTCGGTCATCACCGACCCGGAGTCGCTGACGGCGGAGCACTGCCGGGAGGCTGGGATGGGTCCACTCGTCGAGGACAGCACAGACCTTGAATGTGCAGACGCGATGTACTGCATGTGCAACCCAAGAGTGCCACCTCACCTTGAGGTGTTCCACCCAACAGTCGGCCAACTCCGGCTGGCGTTACTGCAGGAAGGAGAGCATTGATGAACGACTTTGGAAGAAGGCTGAAACTTATTAGAGAACACAACGGTATTACGCAGTCAGAGTTTGCAGCGAAGTCTGGATTTCAGCCTTCCGCAATCTCGCATTTTGAGGCTGGTAGGCGGTCTCCATCTATGGCTAATTTGCGACGTATTGCCGAGTCTCTTAATGTCAGCTTGGACTACTTATTGAACCATCAACTACCTCCTGCACCACCGAATAAACCCCCGTTTTCTACCAATACCGGGGATCGCGAAGACAGAGAAATCGCCACCCTCCGACAGCAACTCGCCGCAGTGACCGCCGAGCGTGACAAACTCGCCGCACGAATCGCGGAGGCTCCGGTGTACTTTATGGTTCAACGACGAAATGACACACCTGAGCTGTACGAACAGGAATGTGAGGGCACGCGATTTAAGTATACTGAACGCGTCCGCCTGCTCGCCGAACCCGAATAACTATAAGGAGATAAGAGTGGCGCTTAGAGAGTGTGAATTGACAAGATGGTTGTGCGACGAACTCCGGGCCTGTGGTGCGATTGTTATCGTGCAACAGGCCGGAGTTTTTAGCCAAGGGTGGCCAGATCGTCTTCTAGTGACTATTGGCTGGATGGGGTTTTTGGAGATGAAGGGGGTGGACGGCAAGCTTACTGGCAGACAAGCACGCAACTTGCGTGAGATTCATAAGAGGCAACCTGGGCACGCGCGTGTTGTACGGTTTGGCGAGACCGAGAGTGGTCCGCACAGGCTGTACGATTACAGCATGACTGAGTGGGTGGAGTTCGTGACGGCGAGGCAGTTATTGGGCTTGTTGGGCGCGAAATAGGTGGTTTAGTGGGATTGTGTAATTTGGATACTGGTAGAATCCTATGAATATCTCCGCGTGTTGTAGAACGGAAAACGCAATTATCTGTTCTGGAGTAGTGGCAACTGGTATACAGTGATTGTTGCTGGTTGCTAACAGAATAGAATTTACACAGAGATAATTCAGTAGAGAACAGTAGTATTTAAATGACTCTAACTATAATCACTAATTCGCGCGAACCCGTCTTCTTATATATATTCCAGATTCTGTATTTGGATCTATCATAGATTCAGAAACTCATAGGATTCTACCAGTATCCAAATTACACAACTAGGTATTAGAGGCTGGAGACTATGATGGAAGTAGACAAACTCGCCGCTCTTGCCAAAGATCAAAAAGACCAAGAGTATCATCACACTCGAGTTCAATGGCGTGTTCAAAGACAGAACGCTCGCATAGACATTAAGAAGTCTCGTGCCGCGCTAGAAGATCTAGCGCTCTCGTCGTTCGCAGATATGCAGAACGCTCTAGTTGAAAACGACGTCGTTACTGCTCTTAAGTGCATGAAGAAGCTTAACATCCATCCAATCGATGTTGATGCAGAGTTTCTTCAAGAAGTGCGGCCACTCCCAAATGACGTACTTACACGTCTGCTCCGCACGCGTATCGTTATTGTGCCTACAGGCAAGGACAGGAAACGCGGATGGCAGCCTGGAACGATACCATATGAGGACGACGCACCGTACGGTGGCGATGTAGATATTGACTCTAATACAGACACTTCAGCTTACGGAGAAAAGCTGCCGTCATACCAAAAGGATCTTACACGCGAGCGATGGCAAGTCTATAAGAGAGGTGTGAAGTATTGGAATCGTGCGGCAGCTAATACACAACAACGACTGGACATGATTGCCGCTTGTAACTTCACATGCCCTATGTGTAAGCGTGTCGAGTTAAATCAACATGCTTGGGTGGCCCACTATATTAAGCAAGGGCTTAACAGCAGTGGGCCAAGTAAGGTGTGCGTGTGTATGCGTTGCTACGGTGACTGGCTTAAGAAGTATATGCCTAAGCAGAACAAGAAGCCGCCATTCAGGCCTAAGGGCGGTGATCCTCCTGCTGACGGTGTATGTCCAACGTGCAAGAAAATAACGAACACTGCTCGTCGCTTCTGGCGCACAACACAAGACCCAGTCGTTTGTTGGAGATGTGGAGACAAGCAAAGTAGGACAACAGCATCGGTGCCTAAGCCTGTGAAGAAGACGCCTAACACGTTCGACATTGTTAAGATACTGGAAGCAGTTAACTTTACGTGTGCGAGATGCAATAAGCGGTATGACGATGTGACTAGGTGGGATAAGACGATGTCACCGCCTATGTGCAAGTTCTGTGCTAAGTCAACAAGAGAAAGACAACGAGTGGACTTCAGAGCAGTTCTTGCGTCTGTTAGCTGTGTGTGTTCACAGTGTAAGAAGATGCATACGCGTATGTCATCTTGGGTCGTAGGCAGCTCACCACCCATGTGCAAAGGTTGTAGCAATGGAGATTAAGCCGTCTGGATATGAGAACACCACGAAGTGTAGTGAGTGTGATTGCATTCTTACGCTCGATAACACGGCGAAAGATATTCCTGGCAGCTATATCTTAGCAGAGCGAGCACCAGTCTGTAAGCAGTGCTATGAAGTCATCACGAAGGTTGACGTGACGTGTGTTAAGTGTAACACAAAGTTCACTGCATTGCCTAGCACGAATCTTTATCGACCAGTCTGTCGCCAGTGCAAGCGATCCAGGTAATAGACAGATACAGTAGGCATAGGAGTACAGCACTATGAACATAAGACAATACGGGATGCTCATGGAACTTGAGTTCCTTCTTGAGCCTCACAAAGACATGCCAGAAGACCAGATGCATCGGGTCGCACAGCACGTTGCGTTTAAGAACGCATGCAAGCAATTGGGCTTTGATGTCGACATTGCTTATGATGAGTCACGCGGCTCCATGCAGTATATGATCACCTGCGCTAATGGGCGACGTGTGTTTAACATTGATTTACGCGGCGTTATGCTAAGCAATGTTGGCCTCATTCACTATGAGGCCATTGATCTTGTTCGCAAAGCTAAGAGCGAGCTAGACAGTCGTGCAGGTGGGCATACGCATAGGTGCCCAAGATGCGGTGAACCAGCACACCGCGATGGCAAGGCATTCATCTGCGGATCGTATCAGCGGATGGATGGTGTGTTCGTCCAGACTGACCAGCGCCATAAGATCCAGGTCTATGCGCAAGCCACCAAGGCGGCACGTGACAATGGACAAGGGTGGCAATCAGTTCAAGATGAGCGAGTGCGTGAGGTTGTTCTGAAAGACCGTATCATGCAAGACATCATGCGTGGGGCCTATCATGATTCCACGACGACCTAAGAGTCAAGGCGCAAGCGCTTCTGGCAACGCGACTTACCCAGCACAATGCAAGCGTTGTGGCAAGGTGATTAAGAAGCAGAAGGGCAAGGACGCTGTGTTGATCTGTTCATCTTGTCAGCGAAGGTAGCGTTATGATCGTCCTTAAGTATGAGCTCCAAGTTGGTAGGCAGCGCGTCATGCTGCCGATCAAGCGCAAGATTCTTAGTGCACAGATTCAACGAGAGGCACTGTGCCTGTGGGTGGTGGTTGACAACAGGTCAAAGCTTGAAGATGTTGTGATTTACGTTGTTGGAACTGGTCAGTCGTTAGATCCCTTTGACTTCCCTGACATCGATCATCTGCCTGAATACATCGCCACTGCACAAGGCGATGGAGCATACGTGTGGCATGTCTTTGTGGAGCCACAAGGTGGCGTGTAAAGATTTCGTTGATGATGGAACGAATCAGCAGTGTGGCGTCTTTAAATGGGTAGACGGTAAACACAGCATTCGCTCAAAGCGAGCTGAAGGTAATAGGTGTCCGCATGAGGCACGACCAGACCAGCTGTATTGCAAGTGCCACGACAAGATCAACCATTTAAGCAGGTCGCTTAAGAGATTCCCAATGGCTTATCGAGTTCTGTCTAAGGTGTTGACTAGGCGTCTTGAGCAGATCAATGCTGACTGCAACGAGATGATCCACTTAAGACACGAACTTGATCTTGTGCGAGCGGCTGCTGTTGATTCAGTAGAGGCGTATGATCAAGCGCTTGACCTCGTTGATATGGCCCAGGGCACTGAGGACAAAGCGACTCTTGACGCGGCATACAGCGTAAGAGCTGCTGCAGCCGATGCGATGCGCGATGCGCTTAAGCATGTGCGCAAGACAGCACTTGATGCTGCGCGAGTCGAAGCGTTAAGTGCTGCGCAGTATTCGCCAGTTGCCGTGCGTGAGATCCTTACGCAGGTGATCCACATCGTTCATGATGCGTGTAAGGACCATGTGGATGGTGAGACGATCGCTGCTGCCATCGATTTGCGTATGCGCGAACAGATTAAGGTGGGTGAGGCTACTGCATCAACAACGTCGTTGACTCCCGACATCATTGATGCGGAGGTTCTTGACATGGACAGCACAGTACCTAGAGCCCTGACACATGAATGATGCTCTTCTTAAGCCAGGCACGAAGTGTTTCGCTAAGCGTGACATCGTTGAGCCGCCCGGTGAAGACTGGCCCGGCGGCGTGTATGCCAGTCGTGGTGAGGTCCTTGAGATTGTGCGTGCATGCGATCCGCCACACCACTCATTCAGGTACGTGATAAAGGATCCACGTGGGCATGAGTACTATGTTCGCTGGGCGGAAGTAACAGTAGTTAAACCAGAAGAGAGGAAAAATAATGACGATTACAGTGGGCACGCGTATTAGGTTCACGCGTAACTTGTTTGTTGCGCACTGGAAAACACACGTGTCCATACTTGTTGCGGCGCGCGGTGAGCTGGGTACGATTGTTGGTGATGGATGCGCTACATGGGATCGTGGAGGCGGGCTTCAGTTCGAAGTCAAGCCAAGCGACTTTACAGTAGAGGAGACAGAAGAATGCGATGTCGAACCTGCGGAGATTGGTTAGGCCTGTTTGGGCAGAAGGCTCCGTGCACGAGATGCGTTGAACACGATCGACTTGTGCATGGGTTGCGCGGTGCCGTAATCATGGCCAGTTGTATGGCCGGCAAGACTACAGTGTCGCCATTGCCAACCGACCAAGGCAATCTGCAGCAACTACTGCGTGATGCGATCTATCTCACTGGTGCAACGCGCGTCGAGAGTGAAGAGCATCGTCTCCTTGAGCTTGAGCAGTATCTTTGCTCTGGCGCCTATGTAACGTTCGATGATGCGCATGTGACGCTGCGTTATAAGGATGACAGCATCATTGCATACTCATGGACGGTCGCGGGCCTTCACCTTTTGATGGCTGAGCTTAAGCGACTGTACGATGAGTATGTTGAGCAGCTGGCCAATGAGGCACAGTGCCATATTGATGACGAGTTGTTCACTTACATCGATGATGACTATGTCGTTGACAAGTCAAGATTCAACAACGAGACAGAAGCTCTCGAGTTTCTTAAGCAGTATGGTATCAAGCGTGTAGCATGTCCTGAGAATCTTATCAGGACAACACAGTCACTCAGTCAGCATCCGCAAGAGATAAGAGACGCAGTTCGTTATCTTACTGGCATGTGTGGCTATGCTTGGGAGCAGTCTTATCCACAAGGCGACTTCACGAAGTGAGTGAACAACTGGTTTTAAGATTTACAGGCGATGCGTTCGTCTTAAGGCATGGCCATGAGACAAGGACTCTTGCTCATGGCCATGACTATAAGAACGCTTGGTACGCGTTAGGCTTTGGCCTGCGTGAGACGCTTGAGTATCTTAAGACTAATGGTAAGCCACCTAAGTCACGTATGCTAGTCATTGAAGCTGATTGCACTAAAGTCTTAGGGCAATCAGCTTGTGACGACGTGATAAGCTACATGCTAGGTGACCCAGGGCCATGTGATAAAGATGTCGCCGCCATCGGGCTGCGTAAGCGCTGTCTTGCGATTCTTGTTGATATCGCAGGCGTGTCTGGTTATGGATGGAAGTTTAAGAGGGCAAGCGATGACAAGATTACTCATTGTAGTGTGTGACCTATTTGTTGACGCATGCCTGCTCCTTGCTTGTGGAGTGATTCTTCTATTGTTTGGTGATGAGTAGTATGCTAACCTCCGCATGGACGCCTCTTAAGTATCACCAGCAACAATCACAACTGTGGCGAACCAAGGCTCGCTTCGTTGCTGTGTGCGCTGGGCGAGGCTCGGGCAAGAGTGAACTGGCTCGCCGCCGCGTCGTGCGAATGTTGCCAGTTAAGAAGGCGTGGACTGACCCGCTTTACTTCTATGCATTGCCAACATTAGGGCAAGCGCGTCGTGTAGCCTGGGATAAGATTAAGCTACTGGTTCCGCCCCATTGGATTGAGAAGACCAATGAGACCACGATGGAGATCCTGACTGTATTCGGATCTACATTGCGGATCCTTGGCTTGGATGAACCAGCCAGAGCGGAAGGCGTCCAGTATGATGGTGGCGTCATCGATGAATCAAGTGATCAGAAACCTGGTATATTCAACCTCACTTTTCGTCCTGCTCTTACTCACCGATCCGGTTGGTGCTGGCGAATTGGGGTGGCAAAGAGACGTGGAGTCGGGGCTCGAGAATATCGTAAGGTATTTGAGCAATGGGGTTCCGCTAGAGACGGTAATCATGAGGCTTATACATGGCCTAGCACAGACATCTTGCCACCTGAAGAAGTAGAAGCCGCACGCGCATCTCTTGATGAGAAGGACTTCAATGAACAGATCCTATCATCATGGGAGAGCGATGCAGGCCTTGTGTACTATGCGTTTCATGAAGCTGCTTCATGCCGTCATGACCTTTCTTATGATCCAAGCCAGCCGATTATCGTAGGCAGTGACTTCAACGTCGACCCTATGGCCTGGGTGATCATGCAGCAGCATGGGCCAGAGCTGCATGTGTTCGACGAGATATGGGAGAGCAACACCAACACGCAGCGAACGCTTGATACTCTTCACGGTCGCTACGGTGGGCATCAAGCCGGTTGGCTGTTCTTTGGTGACGCGTCTGGTCGAGCACGTAAGACGTCAGCGTCGATGAGTGACTATGTACAGATACGCAATGACGTTAGGTTCAAAGGCGCAAGGGTATTGTATCCAAAGAGCAATCCAAGAGTTGATGATCGTGTTGCATCAGTGAACGCCCAGCTTAAGAACGCTGCCGGCGAGAGAAAACTATTTATTCATCCTCGGTGCAGTCACCTGGTACGGGATCTCGGGTATCTGTCTTATGACGCAGGGTCTCGTGAAATCAACGAGAAAGACCCAGACGCCAAGCATATCACTGATGCGCTTGGCTACCCGATTCATTACCTCAGGCCAGTGCAAGTCCACGTCGACGACGATGAGGTGGGTGAGGCCGTAGGAGTCATGTGATGGTGCTGTTTATCAACGACAGTATGGTTCGCACTGGGGTTGCTGAGGATAGCGTTGCTGCTGCAGGTCTTGACAGGCACGGTCCTGGAGGCTCACAGTCTGATAAAGAGCGCCTTGATTGGCTGCGTAGACAGTCAATTGCTATTAAGAAGAAGCTTGGTACGAAGGCGAAGAACGACACTGCTTATAATAACTATATGGCAGAGTATAAGAAGATCGCGAAGAAGCTTGGGTATACTGCGTCTTCGAATATCTCCGCCGCAGAATCGCTTTTCCCAAAGACAAAAGCTAAGCCGATCATCATTACCGTTAAGAGTGGTGGTAAGTCAAAGATGGGACCCATGTCCGCAGCTGAAGTTGCTGCGTGGATAGCTGACGAGATTGTGGATGACAGCACTACGTTCGGAAAAGCGACGGCTAAAGGAAACGTGATCACTGTTACTGGAGCGAAAAAGAGTAAAGTCGCAGAGATCGCTAATCGTGAGTCATTTGGCGCGAAGATTGAAATTACGGCGTCGGCGGGCGATGTTGAAGCCGCCGGTGACATGCCTGAAGATCGCCTCCCTGATCGTAAGCGCGTGACGATCCAACTGACCGGCAACAACTTGCCACGCGTCATTCAGCTGCTCAAAGCGCAGTTCGAAAACGTCAAGGTCAATGGCAATACTGCGTCTGTTGAAACGTCGTTCCCTAACGCTGTTTCTATCGGACTGCGGCGTATCGACCCTGGCGCTAAGGTGATGGACGTTGTTAAGCTGAGTGGCGTTGTGAGTGCTGCATCAACACCCAACACCAACGCTCGCTACATCTTCCCCAACGAGCAAGCCGCTTCAGCGTTCGTCGACACGATCTTGCGCATGGGCAAGGGACTGAAGGCTGCTTACAAAGGTCGTGCTGCTGTAGTTCTTAACCCTGGTGTGTACGCCGCTGAGGTGAGTGATGCTGCCCGTAAGGCTGGTGGCAAGCCGCCTGCGGCTGGTGCGAGTGTTAGTGCTGCCGCTTCAGCAACCGCGTTCATTGATATGGGCGGCCAGTTCAAGACTGCACAAGACTTGATGCGAGCTGCTAAGTCCGCTGGTCTCACTGTGAAGTCAAGGACGCTGCCTGATGGTATTGACGTTGTTCTCGTTGGTGACAAGGCAAAGATCCAGCAAGTAGCTGGTCAGTTCGGAATCAAAGACACATTCATTGGTTGGAGCTAACGATGGTTACGCGCGCACAACGATACAAGATGAGTCGGCAGACGGTGGCATGTGCGGCTTCAACTCCGCCCAAGACTCAGCGCTTGTCGCTCTCGTTCACCAGTGATCTGGATCGTGAACTGTTTGCCACTGAGCTTGAATTCGCATTCCGCAAAGCGCCACGGCGCATGGAGACGTGGAACGCTTCGATAGCTGTGCCAGTTCGCAACACCAATGAGGCAGGCTTCGTGAAGCGCCTCGCACAGAAGTACGATGGTGTGAAGCTGAGTCATGGCGCGACGATCAGCGCTGCAGCGGACAAGTGGACGAAGTTTGATCCAGAGCTTCCACGATATATCATCAATCTTGAGAATCCCAGAGACGAAGAGCGAGCTGGAAACGCCCTGATGAAGGCAGGACAGCGTGGGTTCAGCAGTTCAGGTGCTAAGATTTGGCTGAAGACCAACAACATTGATAAGATGGTTGCGGCTATTAAGGCAAAGGGCGTTCGAGTCTCCGGTGTTGAAGAGCACGGACTTCAGGCACCAGCAATGTCTGCCTCTCTCCCAGGTGAAGATCACACCGCTCCAACCAGTGACCAGCCAACCGCCTGTGATATGTCGCTGTCGTTCAGCAACTCGCAAGCGGCTCATCGGTTCGCCGCTGGCCTGATGCGCATGGGCGCCAAAGTATCTGTGGACGGCCCGTCAGTTAAGTGCTCGTTCCCGTTCGCTCAAGCAAGCAAGGCGCTTTCGTTCGCCGCTAAGCTGACTGGTGCGGGTGATGCAGGTACGGTTGCTGCCGGCCCAATGACGTCTGATATCAATAAGCCTGCGCAGCCTGTTGTGTTGATGTTTATTGATGCAAAGACTGCTGCTCAGGCGGCTAAGAAACTGCAAAGCTTTTCGCCTGACGTGCAAGTTAAGGGCGCTTATGTCAAGGTTGTTGATCTTGATCGCAATAAGGCTCTTGGCGTTGCACGTCAGTTTGACCGAGCGGCAACCATTGATCCGAAGAATGGACTGCACGCTGGGTTTAGTGCAAGCGCTTGATGATACTCTTCACATGAGGCATGATGAACGCTATCATCAAAGATGCTGAAGTACGAAACCTCGCGATGCGGCCGAGTCCATTCGCTTTGAATGAAGACCCACCGCGTCAGCGAGGTCGTACCGTTTTCCAGCTCTTCGATCAAGGTGAACCAGTTCAGCAGACTCTTGATCTTAATCAGCTTGTCGCCACACAGCGTGCATTCGACGCTGAGCATGTGCATAAGCTGATGTCTAAGCCTAGCGATGATCCGATTGAGTGCGTGCGTATGGGCGGCAAGTTGTTCATCACCAATGGCCATCATCGAGCAACAGCTGCTGCGTTCAACGGTGATAAGACGATCCGAGCTAACGTGGTGTTTGCGAAATGACGTCACCAATCGTTAAAGACGCTGAGATAAGAGCCTCATCGCCGATTGTTGATGAGGTTAAGAAGCTGTTGATTCGTGCAAATCCAGCCGCTGTTCGTGGCGCGCTTGTATCAGTTAAAGAGTTGCGCCGTTCCACCAACTTGCCTAAGTCAGTTCTTGACAGCTTAATGATCCAAGCGATGCGCACTGGAAAAGTGGTCGGTCATAAGCATGACTACGTGTCGTCGTTGTCTGATGCTGATCGCAATGTGCTTGTGAATGACCCAAAGGCAGAAGACTACGGACACAGCGGAACCAAATTCAAAGGCGCCTACTACGTAGGCTTTGCCATAAGACAATAGGCGGCCAGCATGGTTGAAAAGACAAGCGAACAAGTTCTTGCAACAACTGGTATTGATGGCCAGCTTAGCAAGCTTATGCCTAAGGACTGGGCTAAGAAAGTCCGCTTGATGCGCCGTGACCCAACTCTTGGGTTCGTGCGTGACCTGTACATGGCACCCTTGCTGGCAAGTGAATGGTCTGTTGTCGCTGATGACCCCAAGTATGAAGATGCTGTTGACATCGTCTATGATGCCATCGTTCCTAAGCGTCTTCAGCTTATGGAGAACGCGATTCGTGGCCTGCTTGACTTCGGGTGGCAAGCGTTCGAGCAGGTGTTCTCATATACTAAAGACGGGTGGATCACACTGCGTAAGCTGAAGCCATTGCTTCAAGATATCACGTACATCCTTGTGAACAGCCGTGGTGATATCAAGGGTGTGCGTAATCTGCCGACGTATCTCTCTGCGTTCAACAACCCATTCGCCGGTCCGTGGATTGACCTCAATGTTGATGAGTGTCTTGTCATTTCACGTGATGTGGAAGGCACGAACTGGTATGGTGAAGCGCTTATGCGTCGTGTGGAAGCGCCGTTTGACTCATGGAATGAGTGTGAGTACGCTGCCAAGCGGTTTGACACGAAGATCGCTGGTGCTCACTGGGTTGTGTATTATCCGATTGGGCGTTCACGTTATAACGGCCAAGAGGCTGTGGACAACTTCATCATTGCCAACGGCATCCTTGATGCGTTGACATCGAGTGGAAAGATTGCCATTCCACAAAAGATCCTGCAGCAGACAACTGATCTTAACTCATTAGGCGAAGATAAAACGGTGTGGAAGATCGAAATGATCTCCGCCAGCGGTAGCAGTGAAAGTTCGTTCGTCGGTCGCCAGAAGTATCTTGATGCACTTAAAGCGCGTGGTCTTGGTATTCCAGAGCGGGCAGTGTTTGAAGGCCAGTTCGGAACTAAAGCCGAAGCTGAAGCGCATGCTGACTTTGCCATTGACAACATTGAGATGGCGCACGTGCGATTGATTGAGCAAGTGAACACCCAGGTCGTCAATCAGCTGCTTCGCCTTAATAAGGGCGAGCACTATGAGGACCATGTGACGATCACGGCTACACCACTCTCTGATTGGAAGCGGTCGCAGCTTAGGAATCTGTACACAGCTTACTTCGGAACTGAATCTGGTCAAGCGCAGGAAATTGAAGCGATTGACTGGGACGCTGTTCGTGAGGTGCTTGGTATTCCAACACATGCCGATATGGATAAGCAGTACGAGGCGCCAGCCGGTCGTGGAACAGTTGGAACGTTCGCTCCAACGAGCCGTAGGTCGTCTGGTGAGCTGACTGGTTTGTCACGTCGTCAGATGATGAACGTGATTAAGGACATCAAGGATATGCGCCGTGAAATTGCTTCAGGTGCAACCACGAAGCAGATGGCTGTTGAAGTTCTGCAATCGCGTGGAATCTCTCCAGACCGAGCCGAGCGGTTTCTTGCAGACGTGATTGAACCGTCTGCTGGTGTTTAGGTACCAACGTTTGACAGGGGGTGCTATGGCAGTAACGCTTTCGCAAAGGGCTGAAGATGTAGGTCGACAATCGTCGAATGCAGTCGGTCTTGATCCGATTACGATCATGACGGTGATCACGACAGTTCTTCCCGCGATGATCAGCTTGTTCCAGTCTTGCAAGAAGACGAGTGAGCCGGCTGATGAGCAAGCTTGGCTTAAGTCCAAGTACAATGAACGCCGTGGAGAGTTTGCTGCGCCTGTCCTTCGTAACGCTTCACGTGCAGTGCGTGATGATTATGAAGAGAAGACTGGTGAACGACTTACGACTAAGCAGTCGCGTGAAATCGCGCATCGCATGATGTACGAAGGAATGGCTGCAAAGAAGAGCGAATACGCTGCGTGGAAGTCCGCAGCTGGATAAGATGACGTCTGAGAGATGAACACGTGCATTGCACGGGCTCTTCTCTCAACTGATTCTTTGCAAGTCCTGACTGTCAGCATGATGTTGACAGTCAGGCTTCTTTAACCAGGAGATAGTCTGTGAAGACTTCAGTAGTGAAGGCCGCGTTTCTTACGCTGGCCTTTTGCCATATCTGCAGCGCACAAGACAAGCCGATTATCAAGGCTGCACCAGTCGGTGGGCGGCTTATTGCTGTTGGTCAAACACAGCTTGTCTCGAACAATGAATTCGAATTCTTCAACCTTACTGGATATGAAGGTAAGGTGACGTGGGACGTGTCATTGCCAGACGGCATTGAGGTGTCGCCGATCAAGCTGTTCCCAGTGCAAGCCGGCCAGATTGTTATCGGTACGAAGGTCGGAACGGATGCCCCAGAAGTGCATCTGGCTCCAGATGGCCAGTCGGTCGCGATATTTGCCGTCGGAACCGGTAAAGTTATGCTGAAGGCATGGGGCGTCCTTGACGGAGCTGCTATACCGATCGCCGAATTGAAAATTCAAGCCCAGCAAGGCCCGCGTCCGCCACCGACTCCAGTTGATCCAGTCGATCCAGATCCAGTTGATCCAGATCCTGTTGATCCTACGCCTACACCAATGCCCATCACCGGCTTGCGTGTGTTGATTGTGTATGAGTCGTCGGCTGCTCTTACGCGTGAACAGCTTAACATCATCAACAGCACGGCACTTATAACTTATCTCAACGAGAAGTGCGTTAAGAGTGCGAGTGGTCAGCCTGACTGGAGACGTTGGGATAAGTCAACCATCGATATCACTGGGCTTGCCAATGAGACGAAGATCTGGCAGGACCTATGGCCAGTCGTTAGTCCTACACTTAAGAAGCTTCCTGCACTCGTCATCGTGAATGACACGAAGTCAACGGTGTATGACCTCCCAGCGACAGAAGCTGAAACACTAGCATTCATCAAGAAAATCGTGGAGGGCAAATGAGCTTCTCTTCTTCACTGTTTGATGCTGAGCCGATTATCAATGATGATGGGATGGCGAACACGGCTGAGCCACCGGGTTGTAAGCGTGGTCTTGATCTGTCGGCTCGCGGACCAGGCGAGTATGAGTATGGTGCCGCCGCAGATCCGTTCCCAGCAGAGTGGCTTGTGCCTCGCCATGAATGGCAAGCGCGCATTCAAGAGATGGAAGAACGTAAGTCGCGTCTTAGCGACATCTGCACTCTTGCCAATCTTCCGTATCAAGACCAGAATGGTTTGAACTATTGCTGGATTGCGTCACCAGCATACGCTCTTCGGGTTATGCGGTGTCTGCAGAACCAACCTGACATTGCTTTGTCGCATGCGTCTGGTGGCGCGCAGATCAAGAACTTCCGTAACGTCGGTGGATGGGGCAAGGAGGCTCTTGAGTGGATTGCTTCCAAGGGTCTTAATGCTGACAGTGATTGGCCAGCTAACAGCTTGAATAAGAAGTACCTTACTGCAGAGAACAAGGCGAAGGCGCTTCTTAACCGCGTTGTTGAGTGGAATGAACTTGCACCACGGAACATCGACCAAGCTGTGTCTGTTCTCTTTCGTCGTATGCCATTGCCGGCTGGGTTTAATTGGTGGTCACATGAAGTGACGCTGATTGATCCTGTATGGCTTGATGGCGACATTGCGTTTAGATTCAGGAATCAGTGGCAGGGATACGGTGTTAATGGGTATGGAATTATTCAGGGATCACGTATGCGGTTTGATGACGGTGTAACACCTCGCACGGCGTATGCATCATGAATTCACTGCTTCTTGTGGCAGCTTTGTCTGCTACATTCACGGTTGAGAATAAACAGTCTGCATTCACGGTTGTGAACATGCAGACTGTTTCATTTACTGCTGAGAATAAGCAGGTCACCACACCAGCAGTTGTTAAAGTCGCATCACCAAGATACACAGTCAGACGCGTTCGTTGGAATGTCAATGGTGACATGAATCCATCGCATGCGACGCTGCTTGCTCATATGCAAAGCGGTCAGCACTACGGAAAGTGGTCAGCTGGTTGGCTTTCTTCTTTGTCATATATCGAACTGCGATCGCTTCATGATGATGATCATGAGGGCAGAGTGAACTGGTCACTGGTTCAACGCCCTACCGCACAACCAACTGTCGCCAAATCTGCAGTGCAGTTTACGTACAGGCGCAATTCTGCCTGCCCTAATGGTCGATGCCCACGGTAGTTACGAGTGTGATTTAAGTACTACGATGGCAGAGTCGAACAGCCTAATACTAAGTGCGGAGCACAATCAGAATGCTGGTGATGTTTGCAACAAGTAACTCTGTAGACATCTGGTTCACGTCCCTGATTACGAGTTGGGTCGCGGCTATGCCGTTGATCGCAATCTTGCTTATTCTTATTGGGCTTGATATTGCAACTGGTGTGCTAGCCGCATTCATCACAAAGCAGATCTCGTCAATGACGTCGTTTACTGGCGTCTTAAAGAAGGTGGTTACACTGTCGCTTGTAGCAGTCGGGATTTGTATGGAGTTCATCTACCCAGACATTCCGTGGGGTAGAATTGTTGCGATGTTCTTTTGTGTAACTGAGATTATTAGTATCACTGAGAATGCCGCGCGTTGTGGGATCCCGTTGCCACCACAACTTGTTGAAGCCTTAGCACGCTTAAAGAGTGAACAAAAGGCAAAGCCAATGGTCACTGTTGAGATTAAGAATACTACGCCAGGTGTTGAACAACCATCTGGCATTCTTAAGTGATTTAACAGGGGCTGTGCTCCGGCGGATGGGAGGTGATTCCATCTGCGGCTTGGTGGTTGATGGGAGGTGAGCCAATGAAGCGATACATGCTGACTCCGGTTTCCGGGAACGGCGACGACATTACCGACAACCCGTATCGGTCGTCTCTCCGGGACATTTCGAAGCCTCGGTCGCCAACCGGTGCCGAGATCAATTCCATCTACTTCATTCGCGTCAACCCGGATGGGACACTGAAGTATAACTTCTGTTTTGTGCGGACCGCTTGTGCTCGCACCGAGGACGCGAACGCAGCTCAACAATTGTTGAACTCGCTGACGTTTCCGGACTATCCGTTGTCTGGCCGAATGGACGGCATGGCACCGTCTGTCCGCAACGCGATGGTCCAGGACGTCGAGGCTTACTCCCTCAACGCAGAGAACGAGCATATCGTCGTCGACGATCAGGACGACGAAAGTTATCAGACTGTCCTGACCCGCATCGCCCGCTATTTCGAGCCGGCTGCAGACCTATCGACGTTCGACATTTACGAGCCGGAACCCACATAATCCAGTCAGGGGCGACATGCAGTCACTCGAAAAATTGCGATGGTATCGCGGTCCGTGGCGATGGTCAGGCAGCGGGGCGGAATCGTACTGGACCGCTCCAGCGGCGTCTGTCGGATCGATCGATCTGAGGTCCATCCCACAGCAGATGCAGGCCGGCGGTAACGAGGGTCTCGGGCTGTTTGTGTCGTACGATCCTCTCCCGTCGGAATTCGACTTGCTGGGGGTAGGGAGCCCACGGGACATCAAGATCACCGCTCGCATGATGTCCGCCATCCCAAAGCGGATTGGTGCCAGGCTGGCTGGCGATGACTTGTTGACAGTGCTTCGATCTGCACTGACTGACGGCAGCGATCCGACGGGCGATGAGTTCGCTCGGCCGATCATGCCGGGCAGGGACCGGGCGTTTGAGTTCCGCATCGGGCCGTGGTGCGACCGAGAAATCATGGGGCCGTTCTCCGCTCACTGGGACAAGGTACAAGACGTTCTGCTGGCCGATTTTGTCGCTGATTTCGAGGCATGTCAGCGTGGCGAGATGAAAGACCCGGAGCACTACCGGAGAATCCTCGACGCAACCTGCGAAAAGTACGGGATTGAAAACTGGAGACAGGTTGTCCCCGTGAAGTTGCGGGGAAATGTCCCCGGTCGACTCCAGCACGAGACGTCGATCACTGACGACTTCAACAGGACAGACGCGACGTCGCTCGGCACGGCGTCTGGAGGCTGGAGCTGGAGCGATCTGTCGGGCGACTGGCAGATCGCTAGTAACGAAGCTCGTGCAAGCTCCGAAGGAACGAGAGACGTCGCAAGGGCCGACTCGGATCTGTCGTCCGCGGACGTGCGGGTAACTGTGTCGATCACGCAATTGACTGCTCCGTCGAGCGCATCAAGAAATGCTCCAGGACCCATCGGCAGAAAAGACTCGTCGGCGACACTTACATACTACCACTGTCGCCTCAGCAAGGGCAGCTCAAACACGCTGGCCCAGTTGTACAAATCCGTTTCCGGGACGTTCACGCAGCTCGGGTCGGACGTTGTTGTTACACCGGCGCTACCGGATCAGATTACGTTGGAGTGCAGCGGAAGCAGCATCGCGATGATTCGCGGCGGATCTCAGATTATTTCGCAGACAGACACAGCAATCACATCTGGCGTCAGGAGTGGATTGTCTGCATTCAATTCGGCGACAACGTCGCTGGCGAATCGCTGTCGCGTCGATGACTTTTCTGCAGAGGACATGGTCGCGTCGACGGTCAAGTATACGCAGCTCGAATCGACGACTCGCGGAAACGACCGGGGAGCGTGGATCAGGAGTGCGCAGTAATGTTTTGGGCGAAATATGGTACGGCGACCACCTTTCAGTTTCCGATGATTAAGCGGGGCGTGGTGGATTTCGCTCAGTCTGCAGATTGGACTCCGTCCGCTGCTGACGTCGCGGTGTCGAAAGACAACGGAGATTTAGAGGACGCGACGAACGCTCCGGCCATCGTTGGTGGGTCTCCGACTCGCGGGGTCAGCAAATTCAAATGGGCGGCAACCGCGACAGAGTTGGAATGTGCGGTGTTGGAGGTGCAAATTGTCGACGCGGCAACCAAGGCCGTTGAAGATCAGTCGTTCGCCGTCTACACCTACGGCCACGCGTCGGCATTCTTCAAGGGTGACTGGTCGGACATCGTGCGATTGGGGCTGGTGGCTTTGCCGAATGCCGCCTACAACGCCCCCGGTGGGCTCGTTGGCAGCGCCGCCGGCGGGCTGGATCTGGACACCCAACTCGGCAAGCTGGTGGGGACTCTGGCGGCCGGGACACATCAGCCGCAGACCGGGGACTCCTACCCCATCGTCAGCAGCGGGACGCACGGCAACGCGGCGATCAAGACAGATCTTGACAAGATCCCCAAGTCTGATGGCACGGTGGCGTTCAACGCGACGGCGGTTGGCGGGATTCAGAGCGGGCTGGCCACTGCTCTTGCAGTGTCTGCTTTGCAAACTGATCTTACGACACTCGTTGGACGACTCACATCAGCCCGAGCCGGATACCTCGATAATCTCAACGCTGGTGGGGTAGTGGCGTCGCAGGCTGACATCAATGCGCTGAACCAGTCAGCCAGTCGTCGTGTGATTCTGACGACGGTGCAGCAGTATGAACGTCCGGAATCTGGGACTTCCACCTTCACCATTGAGATGCGAACCTACGACGGTGATGGTGCTGCAGTAGACGCAGACTCAACTCCGTCGCTTGCGGTTGTCGGTAATGTAAGCGGTGATCTCTCTGCGAATCTATCCGCTGGAACCAACCCAGCAACTGGTCTTTACTCATGGACATACACGGTAGAGTCCACTGACGCCATTGAGCAGCTTCGATTTGCTGTGTCACCGACGATTGGTGGCTCACAGTTTCCGCTGTCTTCGTTCGCTCAAGTTGTTGACTTCGTGGCAGCAACCTGGACCACCGATGACCGCGTAATGCTGACTGGTGTCTTCGACAAGCTTCCGACGAATGGCATCGCTGATCAGACATTGCTCGCGGCGGCGATTGGCACTCCGATGCAGGCTGGTGATTATGAAGCTCCAGACAACGCTGGAATAGCCGCAGCAGAGACTGCTGCACTTGCAGCGCAGACAGCGGCAGAGGCTGTCCCAACTGCTGCTGAGAATGCTGCTGGGATCCAGACGTATTACGCAGCAAACAAAGGAACGGCTAGCAACTTTGCTAGAGCTATCATGCTGGGTGAAGAACCGATCTTTACCTCGACTGTGACCAACGCGATGACTCCGTCAGATCAAACGTTCTCGATCGATGATGGCAACGGAGCGTACAACTTACTATCGTTAGGTGACCATCCGATGCGGGTAACGCAAGCATCAGGGTTCCAGCTAGTCACACCAGGAATCATTCAATCATCAGCGTCTGATGGGAATGGAAACATTCTCGTTAGCATCTACGAAGCCATCGGCTTCACACCAGCCATTGGTGACAGGGCTGAGATTTTCGCAAAGCACGTGCACTCCGTTGATAGCATTGCGATCGCTAGTCAAATTCGAATGGATTCAAGTAGCGCGAAGCTTGCCACTGCTGCTTCTGGTGTTACCACGCTGCTTACACGCATCACGTCAACGCTGTTCACTGGAATCACAACGCTTCTTGATCATCTGCTCAGTACTTCGCGTGCTGCGAAATTCGAACGAACAGTTGGTGCTATGTGCACGGGAACGGTTGGAACCGGATCAACAATTACAAGTATCGTGTGCTCTGCAATAGACCCAGCCGGTGTAGACGCTGATCAGTTCAAAGGCCGCATTATCATCTTCGATGACGGTACAACTACGACTGCACTGCGTGGTCAGGGCGCACCGATTCTTGGGTCAACTGCAGCAGGCCTTCCAGTGTTCACCGTGACCGCTCTTACTCGTGCGCCGGTTAACGGCGACACATTCACGATCAACTAATGGCCATTACACAACTACAGTTGTCCGGCGTGTATGGGATGCGTTACGGCTCTTTTGAGGGTCGTGCGGAATTCACCCCGGTTATTGGTATGATCCTGATTGAGCGTATAAGTATCGACCCAGGGACGCGTTTCGTTCATAGCGTGTATCCATCGGTAAGCGTAAGCGATGCAGAAGTTTCGACAAGTGATGTGTTGCCAATGAAAGTTGATCAAGCATATAGGGGCAGAGAATGACTGATGTCCTGTATCTTGATACAGACAATGTGTACCGTGTTGATGGTGTTAAGAACTCTCAGACTGGCGAGTTCATTAACGACGCTGTTGTTACGCTAACACTTAAAGATGCTGATGGTGTCGAGATAGTCGGCGAGACGTGGCCGCTGACTCTTGACTACGTTGCTGGCAGCGACGGTTCATACCAAGCGGCGCTTACTGACGCGCTTGAGTTAGTTGATGGTGAGACGGGCACGGCTGTCCTTGAGATCGATGGTGATAGTCTTCAAACGACTCTTGAGCTACCAATCCAGTTCGCCACACGTGGTCAGGCGTCTCTTGCTTGGACGTCGTCATCTGAACTGTATGCGATGTTTGGGCGAACTAATGTTCGTAAGTGGGCGGACCTTGAGAACATAGCTAATGAAGACGATATCTCGCTTCGTCTTCAATGGGCTATTGACGAAGCAACTGAAGAAGCGAGAATGCAACTAACAGACTCGCCGGTTGACTTGCCGAATATGGTATCCGCTCCGCGACCTTTGCGTATCGCTGTTACGCGTCTTGCTGGCGTGTTCTTGTATGAAGCGCGTGGGATCAAGGATACGTCTGACGAAGAGGGCAAGCACCGGCTGTCATCGCATAAGAAGGCAGCACAGACATTCTTTCAGCGCGTGCAAGCTGGTCAACTACGCATTGATGCTGGGTCTACATCATACCCAGTCGTCTCAGACGACACTGATGAGGATTCGCTAGATGATCTGCAAACTGGGGCAGAGATCTTCCTGTAAGACTGGGTTCGACTTAAACGTCGAGCTAGCACCAATCGATCGTCGCTCTGATCACTTCATCAACAGGCTTGCACTGGCTACTCAGCTGGGCAAGCCTGTAAGTCTTGATGAGGTTAGCAAGGCTGTGTATGAAGCCATGCTGTCAGCTCATCACTTAGCATTAGAGACGTGTCGGCTGCGACGCCGCTTATACAAAGCCGGCATGATTGAGATGTCTGATGCGCAGATTAAGAAGATTCTTAACAACTCAACGAAGACGGATAAGGATGCTCTTCGTGAGTTGTATGGATCCATCGCACGCTCAGTGACGAACAAGTCGATGAGTAAGGTGCGTGAAGATCTTATGAAGGCGGCAATAGGCGAGGTAAACAACAAGCCTAAGCAAGCTGATAAGAGTCTTAAGTCAGCGCTTGGTGCGACTGGCCCTAACAAGAAGGCAAGCCCAGTTCTTCGCACGGTCTTTAGAACGCAAACTGCCATCGCGTATAACGCGGCAGCTTGGATTGAAACGCAAGACGATGATGACGTGTGGGGCTATGAGTACACAACCGCCGGTGATGAACGCGTAAGAGACACGCACGAAGAACTAGACGGGCTGCGATATCCAAAGTCCGACCCATTCTGGGATGTGTACTCACCACCTAACGGATGGAATTGCCGCTGTTCGCCAGTGCCCATCTATCGTGGAGAGAAGAATGCTAGAAAGAAGACGAAGAAAACACTGCCACCAGTAGATAAAGCATTCAAGACTAATTTTGGGAAAATTTTCTCAGTTAGTGTTTGAACTATATCTAATAGATTAGGTAATCAGTGTCTAAGATGGCTAATAAAGATATTATATTCCTGTGCGCATCGACCAGCTTTGAGAAGACAGAGCTTGGGCCTGATGTGTATCGCAAGGAATTGATTTATCCTGGGCACTTCGTTAAGAAAGATGCGAAAGGCTCAGTCGAGTTTGAGTTGCCAGTCGACGAGACGCTTCTTGATCATTGGGTAGCAACATTCAACAAGATGAAGGCTGCTGGCATTGAAGTGCCAGTGCCAATCGAGCATACAACTGATCCTGAGCAACGACGAGGCACTGTTGTTGATCTTAAGAAGGAGATGAACCCAGAGCGGAAAGAGCCGGCGCTTTATGCTTACATTAAGTTCCGTGATCAACCGACTGGTGATGCTCTCTCGAAGACGACGCAAGTTAGCTTGTTCTCGCCTCCTGATTTTGTTGACGGCAAGGGCATTAAGTACGTTCGTCCGATCAGGCATGTTGCTCTTACGGACTACCCGCTCGTTCCCGGGCTCGCTGGATTTGAGAAGGCCATTGCTGCCTCTCTTGTACTCTCACAGGATAAGGAAACACAGATGAGCCCGATCTCTGATCTTGCTGATCAGCTTGGCGTCGAGTATCCGCAAGGTGCAACCGACGAAGAAATCAAAGCCGCCATCGTGTCTGCTTGGAATTCTGACGTGCCCATGGACGGCACCGATGAAGAGCTTGATCCGCTTGAAGGCGAAGATCCTCTTGGCGAGGACGATTCCACGCTGGGCGAAGAAGACCCAACGATGGAAGACGATGCTGAATTCGGCGACGATCCGATGATGGAAGACGATGCTGGATTCGGCGATGATCCGATGATGGAAGAGGAAGATCCAGTGCCGCAGGCGCCAGTGTCTGCGTCCATCGTGACGCAGGTGTCCAAGGCGCGTCGCACTGAGCTCGAACAACTGGTTCGTGATCGCAAGATTACGCCAGCTGTTCGTGATCGCCTTGCTTCGCAATACACGACCGCTGGCAAAGTTGCGTTCGCGCTTTCGCACAGCAATGCTGATGACGGCTTCGATGGTATCGTCGCAGCTCTTTCTCTGAACAAGCCTGCGTACCGTACAGGTAGCCGCACGATGGCGCAGGCTGTTGATGGTAGTGACTCTCCGCTGGTTGTCGATGCTGATCGGCGCGCCAAGCGTAAGTAGTCGGTTTAGGCGTGCAGTGTGCACATCCGCGTAATCAATGGAGATCATGATGACTGTGTTTACGGAACAGCCGCGTCCGTACGACTTCCTCAAGGAAGAGTACGACCAGCGGTACACCCGGACGACCGGGACGATTCAGAACAAGACTGGTGTCACGATTGCTGCGGGCGCGATTCAGCCAGCCACGCCGCTGAACCTGAACGGAACGCAATGGGAAACTCTCAACGTCGGATCTGAATCCGGTGCTGACGGTTTCTTCATTGACCATCGTATCGTACCATCGCTGGCTAACGATGCGATTTCCACGCTGGAATACCAGATCCTCGTGCGTGGGCCCGCGCTGGTGAATCTGGATGCTGTGCCGGACGATCCTGACGGTTCGACCGGTCCATACACCTTGGCGGATCTCAAGACGCGAATGCTCGCGCTTGTTCCGCCGATCGTCGTTCTTCGCGAGCCAGCTACTACCCAGGAACAAACGACCTAGTCATATCCTGGTGCGTGTATGCGCATCATGATTAAGCGGTCACTAACCAAGTTTTGAGGAGCCTGTGATGGCGCTGTTGGACATCTTTAGCACGGACGCATTTAGCGTCCACAACCTGTCGATGGCCATCGACAAGCTCCCATACGAGCCTGGTCGAATTGGCCGTCTTAACCTCTTCAAGCCGATGCCGATCACGACTACGATCGCCATCGTTGAAGAGCGGTATGGTAAGCTCAGCATCTTGCCGACCATGCCTCGTGGTTCGGAAGGACAGACCACGCAGAGCGGTGTTACACGCAAGATGCGTGCCTTTCCTGTTCCGCACGTGCCCAACTGGGACGCGGTGCTGGCCTCTGATCTGGAAGGCAAGCGTGCCTTCGGTAGCGAGACCCAGACGGAGATCTTCGCCGGTGTGGTGAACGATCGACTGGAGATGATGAAGAAGAACCACGAGCTTACTCGTGAGTACCATCGTGTCGGTGCCCTTCACGGTATCGTGTTGGACGCTGACGGAACGACGGAGCTGATTAACTGGTTCACCGAGTTTGGGATTACCCAGACCGTTGAATACATCAACTTCTACGACTCTGGCTCGTATGACCAGTCTGACCCGGTCATCGACATGAAGCAGAAGTGTACGCTGATCAAGCGCCACGTGCAGGACGCTCTCGGTGCTACGCCGTTCCGCAACCTGCGTGCGTTCTGCGGTGACACGTTCTTCGACAAGCTGGTCGTTCATCCGACGGTTCGCCGTGCGTATGAACAATACCAGAACAACACCTTCGCTCGCAGTCTTCAGAATGATGAGACTGGGTTCGAATTTGGTGGGATCATCTGGGAAAACTACCGTGGGTCGATCGACGGTATTGACTTCTTCGACGACGATGAAGCGATCGTTTTTCCGGAAGGCTCGGACATCTTCCAGGAAGTCATCGCGCCTGCTGACTTCGTCGAAACCGTGAACACTCGCGGTCAGCCGATTTACGCCAAGCAGGAACGGATGAAGTACGACAAGGGTTTGGAACTGCACACGCAGTCCAACATCCTGTACATGTCCGCTCGCCCCAAGGCCCTGATCCGGCTGATCGGAATCGACGAAGCTCCTGGTACCGGCTCGACGCCATAAGGCTGACCAGTGCTGAAAGTCACCGCCTCACTCACCTTGAAGGTCGCTGGTATTGCGTCTGTTAAAGATGTATTTCGGCGACCTCGAGGTGAGGTGAAGCAGGCGATGGATGAAGCCGGTAAGATCTACGTTACCTTTGTCTTGCGTGAATTTGATAAGAACTCGCGTAACGGCGGTAAGTGGAAGAAGCTTAATCCGAAAACATCCGAACGCAAGAAGTCGTCTGCAATACTCGTTGACAAGCGTGTGCTTCGCACTGGTCTTGCAACGAGTATTTTCATAAAAATTCAAGTTAATCCGCGTGTTGCCGTTGTTGCAAAGTTCGGTGGAACTAAGCGGCATCGCGCTGCTAAGATGACGATCGCGGACCTTGCCACAATCCATCATATGGGTCTTGGTAACGTCCCTGCTCGTAAGATCCTGGTGACACCCGATCGTGCAACACTTGGTCGCATGTCTAAGAAACTGGTCAATGCGGCAAGAAAGCAACTTAAGAAGTGACTGGTGTGAATCCATTCGTTGATGTGTACAATGCGTTGTGGAATCTTGCAGAAGATTCGACACCGCTTACCACATTGGTGAAACCCAGCAACAGAATCAAGTATAACCAGTCTGTACCATATGACCCTACGAAGGATGAGGTTAGTGAAGCTGACCTTCCTGAGTTGCTGTTGGTAAGTACCGGCAGTTCAGGCAACCTGCGTCAAAGTTCGTCAACCAGTAGCATCATCCGTCAATATGAGTGGCTGATTGCTACAGGCGACACAAGCTTAGTCAACAAGCTGCTTCGCGTTGAATGGGCTTTGTTCTGCGCAATGTCAGACTGGCCAACAGTGCTTAATGCATTGACGTTTCAAGGCTCAACGTTCTGCAAGCGAACGCAGCTTGTGTCAGTTAATTCAGGGCTTACTGACCCTGAGCGAAATCGCGGGATCAACGGTTGGTCATCCATCTGGGCTCTTGAAGTCGAGATGCACTTCAAGACAACTGACCTGCATGCAGTCAACATCGGAACCGGGAGCGCATGATGGCGAACGAAGTTGTTAAAGACGCAATGAAGCGTGCTGGTGAGAAAGTTCCGGCGAATTTCGCGTGTGCAAGTACCGAGGATGTAGTTGCAATTGCAACACGCCTTCGTAAAGCTCTTCAAACTGTTCAGCAAGAGCTTGTTAACCTTGCTGAGTTAGACCCAAGTATTGAGCGTATCGTGCAAAAAACCGACAAGCCAGTTCGAGCTGTATATGATGCGGTTGCTGCAGCTGTTGGCGCCAGTAAGTCACTCAAGTAAACGTTAGCTTACATGTAGTCCGCACGAGCAGGAGCTCGACAAATGGGTGTTCATTCAGGTAAGTTTGGTGTTGTGAATGGTATGAGTACCGTTCGCACTTGGTCCATCAATGACTCGATGGCGCCAAAGCCGTATGTCGCCAGTAACACGCTGTTCGGCACCGGTCGTCGGCGCGGTATCGAGACGTGGAATGGTAGCTTTGGCGCCTATGGCCATACACCGTCTGTGTTTCCTGGTGAACAGTTTGAGTTCATCGGCTACACCGCGCCAGACAACGACGTGACTGGTCCGGGCCTTCGATATAAGGGCCAGTCGCTCGTCGAGAACGTCCAGATCAATTGGAACTGGGGCGGTGGCGACATCATCAACTCGGTCGTCAATTTTCAGGGGCATATCGGTCTTACGATTCAGCCGGCTGGGAACGAACTGTACGACTTGTCTATTCCTGAGGTCCCTGAAGTTGTTGGGACCAAGATTGAGTACTCGACGAATGGTGTTGACTTCGTCGAATGGGAGAATCTTCTATCGGCGACGCTTACCATCAGTTGCGCTCTTCAAGAGTACGTGAACTCGTCGTCGGTCGATACTGATGATCGTGTGTGGACTGGTCGCAAGTCTGGTCCGATTGACTTCACGCTTGCCATTACAGAGCAAGATGTTGATCGCAGTAAGTTTGAGAAGGGCGACTCCCTCGTTATTCGAGCGTATGTTAACGCCACGGAATACTACGAACTTAAGTGGACTCAAGTCGCCGAATTCACAGGTATCACGGTTGATCGTGAGACTGGTGCGATCATCCAGCAGACGGTGAATCTCAATATGGACGGGTTCGACCCGGCTGCTCTCACCTACAACGCTGCCACTGGCCACATCCTTCTGCCGAGTGGCGAACAGTGGTGGCCGGCTACGCAGCCGGGAACTGGCTCTGGAACGGGAACCTGATAGATGTCACGAAGACACCCGATGTATTACGCGCCAACTGCACGGCGATCGACCTTTCGTTGTGCAGCTGGCGGTATGCAGAAGAAAGATGCCAAGCTGCTTAAGGATCAGCTTATCATGCTGTCCAACAAAGCAGATACGATTCGCAGCACGCTTGACCGTGCAGGTGGTGTACCAAGTCGTGTGTTGACTGCAGTTGAAAGTGCCATCAAGTCGATGGATGCTGCAGCGGATGCAGTTGACAACTATGCAGGTACCTTGTCTTAAGGTTAGGTTCTCCTCCTAACAGTAAGGAACAGTAAATGCCGCAGGTAACTGGCGCTTCTCACCCAGTCAAGTTTGGTGACCGGGCTTATGACATGTCTCCTCTTACTGATAAGGACATCGATGAGGTTGATAACTGGCTTCGATCAACCTACCTTCAGACAGCTCGCCTCGGTCTTGAAGGCTTAAATGAAGAGGAACGACAAGAGCTGCTTGGTGTTGCTCTTAAGACTGCACGCGGTCTGTCGTTCATGTCCAAAGACGGGGCCAAGATCGCTGGTTCGCTTGACGGCGTCACGCGAGTCGTTTGGCAAGGGCTGAAAGTTAATCATCCATCATTGACGTATGATGCGTTCAAAGCTGAGATCTTTGCTCTTAAGAAAGTTGATGCCGAGAAGCTTGGTGCTGATCTCTTGCTGGCGATGTCTATTTGGTCTGAGATCAATGTTGGTGCCAAGATAAAAGCGAAGGATGATACCACAAACCCTCCGCAGCCGGCAAATCAGCCGGCGTAAGTAAAGAGCAGGTGTATGCGAAGCTTGCTCAAATTTACAAGTACACACCGTCTCAAATCGCGGAGATGACACCCTATCAGCAGATCTCGTTGTACTCGCCGAACTCTGTAGCAGAGACGCTACACTTCAACACGTATGAAGAATATATGGAATGGACGACGCATCGATAAGCTTAGGCCTAAACACAAGCCTATTCGAGAAAGCGTTGAACTTCGCACAAGATGCGATGGATGGATTCAGTACATTCCTTAATACTAAGTTCGTCGATTCTTCAGGCAAGGTCGAATCAGCAGCAGAGATAATCAGTAGCACGTTCAAAGCCGCGTTCGCAAGCCTCACTGAGTCAGCGACTGTTGCTGCTGACAAGATGAAGACTGTATTCGTAGATGCTTCTGCAGCGATCAGCACGGCAGTGACTGGTGCCTTTGGTGTCGCACTGGCAGTAGGCTCGTCTGTTGTCGACGGGCTTAAGGCAGTCTTTTCCAAGGTGACTGGATTTATCACTGCCCCGTTCAAAGCCGCATACTCAGTAATCACAGGTGTGTTCTCTGGCTTGTCGTCAGTGATGAGCAAGGTTACCTCGTCGATCGCTGGAGCGTTTTCGTCGGTATACGGCAAGGTGAAAGGCGTCATCTCTGACATCTATGGGTCAGTGCAACAGCTTATTCCGCTTCTTGGGGTGGGGCTGGCGGTTGGACTGGCCCATGGGTTTTCTGCGTTGCAGGAAGATGAGAACGCGCTGTCCAAAATGAATGCCGTTCTTAAGGCAACTGGTGGTGTTGTTGGATACACATCTGACCAGTTGACTAAGATGGCCGATGCTGCTGCTGCAGCGTCAGGCGCGTTCGGCGGTGACGCGTTCAATAACGCGCAGACTGTTCTGCTGCAGTTCAAGAACGTGCGAGCGGATGTATTCGAAGGCGCAATGAAAGCCGCCGAAGACTTCGCCATTGCAACTGGTACTGACCTATCTGGAGCGGCTGACAAACTGGGTCGTGCGCTTGATGATCCGATCAAGGGTATGCGCATCCTTCGATCTGAAGGCATTGTGTTTTCTGAAGACCAGCAGAAGGTCATCCAGTCAATGCTTGCCAGTGGCAAGGTGATGGAGGCTCAACGACTGATTCTTAGTCGTGTTGCTGGCACGTTCGGTGGTGCGGCCGCCGGGGCTGCTGACACGTTCTCGGGTAAGATCCACCAACTTAATGAGGCGCTTGACGATCAGTGGAAGGCGTTCGCCCAGGCACTGGTTCCCGCCATCGAAGCTGTTATCCCGTGGCTGATTCGGGGTGCTAAGTCATCTCAAGCATGGGGTGAAGCGCTTGGTGAAAACGTCAAGATGGTTGTTGATTGGGTTAACAGCAACACGGCTCTCTTTAAGAAGTGGTATGACTACGCAGTCGACGTCTTTAAGAAGGTTGGCTTCGTCGTCATTGACAGTCTTGGAGCCGCATTCACGTACGTAGAGACGGCGATTCAAGACTTGCCAGATTACTTCACGATGGCTGTGGCGAAGCTGCGTGCTGTCTGGGAAGAGATGTCGCAAGGGCTTAAGACTGTCTGGGAAACCGTGACAGTGTATGTTGAGAACTTGTGGAATAAGCTGTTCACCAATCTTAAGAAGGCGTTCTTAGGTTTTCTCGTTGCCACGTCTAAGATGGCACTGCAGCTGCCAGGTGCTGAACTGTTCTTAGGCAAGGATACAAAGAAACAGCTTGAGCACGTAATCAAGGCGACTGAAGCCGGGATTAAGCGAATTAAGCCTTCGGCAACGAAGGTCGCTGGCGGAACAAGCGATGAGGACAAAGAGCGGCTAGAGAAGCTGCGTAAGGCCGCCGAGGGCGCATCCACTGCGTTCAACGATCGCTTTACGCAGAACATGGAAAAGAACAAAGGCTTCATCGATTCGATCAAAGAGAAGTTCGCCAGCGCGCTTGGGTTCGACCCCGCTAAAGTCGGCGCTGAACTAGGCAAAGCAAAGGCGTCTGCTGCCGACTTCGTCTTTAATAAAGACCCAGCTGCTGAGCAAGGTAACAAAGGCGCGTTCGAAGACCTGTTGTCGTTGCAAAAGCGAATCGCCGGCGCTGCGTTCAAGAGCCCTGAAGCACAAGCTACAGAGGGCCAGACAAGTGTTATTAAGCAGCATCACAAAGAATCGATCGAGGTACAGAAGAAAGTCGTTGAGAAAATCGACAAGCAGATCGAAGAGACGAAGAAGATCAACGACCATGTTAACGCGAATGCTGGTGAGGGTACTATAATTGGCTAACTTCTCCAGTGTAATCGACTGTGCTGAAGAATCGAACTCGTGTAACGAGTCGTACGATGACGAGCGGGGTATTCTTAAAGCCTCTGTGCAGCTGAGATGCGCGTGGAGCGACCGTCACCTTCTTGTTGCCGACATCTGTGGCAATCGTCTTGCATGGCCTAAGGGCGCTGCAGGGCAAGTGCCGCTTGCAGCGACTGCTGCGATCGTACCAGTTGAGACACCTGGGTCTCCGTCGGCGTCTGGTCAAGAAATGCTGTACGGTGAGGCTCTTGTCACGATTAACTACACGACTGAAATCGTTGACATCGTATCTGAGTCCATTGAGCCGTATGCTGAGTTCATCACTCTTGATCACAAGTGGTTTAGGTGGGGTGCAGCAGACGGTGATGTTCTTCGTGAAGAGGAAGCACCAGGCAAGCTCGTTCGAGGTATTAACTTCGTGCGGACGGAGTTGAACAAGACGAGTGTCGCCGCTGCCCTTATCACGTTGATTGGTCATGTGAATAACGCTACAGTTGTTGGTAGCATCATCAACTTCTCATATCCCGCAGAGACGCTTCTGTTTGCGCCTCCGAGTATTTCATACAAGAAAGATTCGACAGGTGTAACGAAGTTCGACATCACAAAGAAGTTCACGTACAACGAACATGGATGGAACAAGTTCTATCGGTCGAACACCGCAGCGTGGACGAGCATCTATGTTGCTGGTGGTGCCGAATATAAGAACTATCCAGTCACTGATCTCTCTGGCCTGTTTGCTTAATGCCCAACAACTTCAGAGACTTCCCGCACGTCAACCCAAGGTCAATCGTAAGAGGTTGGCGCGGCGAGCTTGTGAATGCAGTTTTTGATGCTGTTAGGTTTCGTGACGTTCCACAAGGTCCGCACGGTCGTGGAGATCGCTCTGGTAATCAGACCCGTCCTCGTCCGTATGCCAAGGATCATCTGTCTTGGCATCGCTGTATAAGCAGTGATAATGTAGACCCATTTTCAATTGTTGAGGTCTATGATTCAACTGTAGATGCTACTGGTCCTCTTCTTAAAGTGAACATTGAGGGGACTGGAACGGGGTCTGGAACAGCGACGACGTCGATCACTGAAAAGCTTTATGCGGGCAACGAACAATACACTCTTATTCGTGGAAAGCCCGGATGGGTTAAGCTTATTACTCCATATGAACCAGTCTTGGTTCGTGCATCGTTGGACACGCAGTTCTATGATGACCTTGAGATAGACGGATCTGCTGTAACACCGGGCGCGGCAACAGGTCTTATAGCGCTTTCACCGCGAAATAGTGAAGAGCGATGCTATGTTCTGTATCAACCAATCGCTAAGACAGCGCGCTTTAAGATCACACAGACCGGTGTTGGAACTGGAACTGGGTCGACCGATAGCACAGAGGCCGTGTATAGGACGTCCCATCCGGCTGGTGTATATGCGCAACGAGTGGATGAGTTAGACGCGCCAAACGGTATTGATGAACTGATTTACGCAGACTTCGTTCGTGGAGTCTACATCACAGGCGACGTAGTCTGGTGTGAATATCGTAATAGTGAATGGCAGATACGAGACGACGGAACTCTGTTATGGAAAGCTACTGCTATTGTGGACGTTGTTAGCGGTGGCCCAGGACTTGTGCGGTTGCACCATGCGAATTCGGTGGCATGTGCTGTTCAGGCAAGTACTTTTGACAGCACAGACTCAATAACAACAGGCACTGACTGTTTGGTTACGTGGATGGACGGATCGCAGCAGTTTTACGCCTTGCCAGTTACCTGCCCGGCGTCAGCAGTAGAATATGCCTAATGCCAAAGATTGGTAAACTACGATGTGGCTGTGACTGTAAGAACCAGACCGAACTGGTGGAGCAGGGCTATGTTGGAACGGGGACCGCCCTAGCTGATGCGCCCTGCTGCGATGCGTACCCGAACGGAACGCCCTGCCGATATGCGATCATCTTTGAATGCGGACACGACTGGCCATTGATGGTCCAGTCGTCTTGTCTAACCGGAGGCACGGAAATCGGGGGACTGATTTACGTCCCCTACGGGGTTCTCTTGAACGAGAATCTTGAAGGGCTGTGCCAAGCCCCCACCCCACTCGGGTTAACCTTCCCGGTTATGGAAGTCTTGAGAGACTGCCCGAGCGATATCACGGGTGAGTGTATCTACACCAACCGGCTCTACTACAACTTCATCAAGCCAAGCGGGTTTGAAACCCACATGGCAACGTCGTACCTAATCGACCGGGGTGCAGATGCGGAGAACATCAAGTTCCCTCCCTATCGTCTCAACGCCGGGGCAGTCGAGTATACGAAAGCGAGATACGGACGGGGCTTTGCTGATCCGAACCGCGGACCTGACATTGACGACGACGCTTGTTACCATCCATATGATTTGGGGTTCGAGTATTCAACGCTCTGGGAGTTGAAGATCGCTGCTTCTCCCGTTTCTCTTGAATGGGTTTATGACGACGTCTTGAATGCGATGCCACAGTTTGCGGAAACAGGTACTGGGTCTGGGCCTAATCCCCACCGCCCGAGGTATGAAGCCGTTGATACCTGGAACCTTTGGGGACGTAACACGATGGTGTTAACGAATCCCGAGGACTGGCCCGCTCTTCCTAAGTCGATCTGCGTTGTTCCCGAAAGCTATGGCGGAATCGTCAACCAGTGCACCTCACACGAACAGCAATGCACCTGCTGCGACATCGGCGAAGCTACCGGAGTTATCTGGCCAACTATCACAGGCTGTGACAAGCTCAACGGCACATACACAGGTGTTAGTCAACGATACGTTGACGGGGACACTCTGCCGCCCGGCGTAACGATGCCGGGAGATGCGCCGTGTGGGTTCTTCTGGAGCTTAATCGGACCGGATGACGAGTGCGACATTAGTGGGACGACCTGGTCATCAACAATCGGATTGATGACTTACTGCGATGGAACAACTCAGCACGTCGTGCCCTACTGTTACAACGTCGATACGAGCCAGTTCGTTGAGCAGACCGAAGCGACCGTTACCGTCCAGGAGTGTACGTGTCAGGGTCTCTACTTTGAGTTTGAACTCTCGTCAGACCTTGACTGTTGCTGCCCCCCGATAGTTCCGGCCTGCAACTGCGACGAAACATGCCTGACTGTCACGTACAGTAGTACCGTGCTGACGTCATTCTTCGATCCACCATGCGTAGTTCCAGGAAGGACTGTGGTGCTGAACGGCTCCCCAGAGGGATGTGCTTGGTCTGAGTTGCCCGCGTTCTCTTCGATCTTTCAGGTCGGCGTCGGACCTACGACTTATTTCGAGATGCAGATCTCGTTTCAAGGTTCTGGGTGCAGCTTCTCTCCTCGCTATCGTCGAGAAAATTCCCTGGGATGCGTTGGGGTCTACACGCTGAGCAACCACGCCGGAGCAACCGGAGGTCTTCCAGCAACTCTCACGGTGAGTGCTTGCCCATGAACATTCTCTCTCAATACCCACGGCTGAAGAAAATCTCTGGTCCGCCGCAACTGGGCGAGCAGAGCAAGATTCTGCAGTCGAAAGTAGCAAGCTACGGACCCGGAACCGAACTCAAGAAACTGCTGCAGGAACTTGGTATCTCGATGAAGTCATCTTGTGGTTGCGAAAGTCGTGCAACACAGATGAATATCTGGGGTGTGAAAGGCTGTCGTAATCATCTTGAAGAAATCGTTGTATGGATTAAGAGCGCGTCTAACGAAGTAAGCGTCTTTGACAAAGTAATGGCCGGGTGGAATGCGCTAAAATTGCGAATCCCGCTTGACCCGCTTGACCCGTTTAGAAGCATAGTTCTTATCGCCATAAGCAGGGCAGAGAAAGCGAGTGTAAAAACTATGGAGTGGTCGTATGGTGTTACCACTGTTCCAAGTCGTCTTAACACCACGCTACCTGTCACTCTGGAGTCTCTTAAGCTGGCAGGCTTTGAGACCCCACGCTTATTCATCGATGATTGTGAAGACGCATCTGAATTCAAAAAACTAGACCTGCCTATCACATCACACTGGCCACGTATGCATGTGAACGGCAACTGGATTCTTTCCGTCATTGAGCTGTATCTGCGCCAGCCTGAGGCACAACGATACGCTATCTTTCAGGACGACTTTGTTACGTACCGAAATCTTCGTCAATATCTTGAACAAGTTCCGTACCCTGAGAACGGGTATTGTAACTTGTACACAGTTCCACGGTATGAGAGAGCGGGTGCTCAACACAAAGGCTGGTTTAAAGCGATTCCGCAGTACGGTATTGGGGCCGTGGCACTGGTGTTCACTCGTGACGCAGTCAAGGCGCTGTTTGATAATCGTCATATGATAGACAAGATGCATGGACCAGACCCTGTTAAGAGAATCAAATCAGTGGATGGCGGCATTGTGTCTGCGATGAACAAGTCTGGATGGTATGAGTATGTTCATATGCCATCATTGGTTCAACACATCGGTGATGTTAGTGCAGCAGGCAATGATCAAAGTAAGAAACCACGATCGTTTCGTGGTGAGTCATATGACGCGCTGGAGATGCTCAGGTGAACGAACAGCAGTGTATCAGTAAGATGATTGCGCCTGGAACGCCTCGTAGAGGCAAGTGGCGACAAGGCGTGATCCAGATCAGGATCATTCGATCATGTGATATGGCGTGCTTTGGCTGCACTCAAGCCAGTCAGATATCTGGTTCGCCAGAGCGAATGACTGTTGACCAGTTTGAAGTCGCCGTGAAATCGCTCGCCGGATACTTCGGTGTTGTTGGTGTGTTTGGCGGCAATCCCGCCGCGCACCCGCAGTTCAACGAGATCTGTGAGGTTCTTAAAGCACACGTACCATTTGTTCAACGTGGATTGTGGTGTAACAATCCGCTAGGCAAAGGTAAAGTAATGGCAGAGACATTCAACCCTATGCACTCGAATTTGAATGTGCATATGAATCAATCTGCGTTCGATGAGTTCAAGCGAGACTGGCCAGAATCACGACCAGTTGGTTTGGAAGGTGCGTCGCGTCATTCACCAGTTCACGGGTCGATGGTTGATCTTGGTGTCTCTGAACCAGAACGCTGGGAACGCATTTCGAAGTGTGATATCAATCAGCACTGGTCGGCGATCATCGCAGCCGTCAACGGCAGCATCAAAGCGTATGCTTGCGAGATCATGGCGTCTCAAGCATTCCTACGCCGTAATGGCCCAACGTTTGTTGACACGGGTATGCCCGTTGAATCGGGTTGGTGGAAGCTGCCTATGTCGGCGTTTGCTGATCAGGTAAGAACCAATTGCCATCACTGCTTGGTCCCTATGCGTGGATATGGCGAGCTTGATACCGCCGGGGCAGACGGTGTTGATCGAACCACAACGATGTACGCGCTGGATTTCAAGCCGAAGAAACAGCGCGTTGTTGAAGTGATGACGCATGTTGACCAGCTGCAGGTCGATAAGCTTAAGACAACAGTAGACTACATCGGGAATGCCAGCAAATGAGCGAGCTGTTTAAGCAGTGGCCAACAACGTTAGGTCGTCAAGCTCTTGCTGGTATTTGCCGTGAACGTGGCTTGACGAAGACGGCAGTAGAAATTGGCGTATGGCGAGGCGACTTCTCTCGCCCGTTCTTTGACGAATGGGACGGTGAGAAGATGTATCTTATTGACCCGTGGCAACCACCGGCCGGTTATGTAGACATCAGAGCGGATGAGCACGATCCGTCTGATTATCAATACGTGATGGATCGGTTCATAGGGTTTCAAGAGCGCGTTAACATCCTCAAGACGACCAGTAAGCTCGCCTTGCGACACGGATTCGTTCCAAACGACTTAAGCTTTGTCTACATTGATGGTGATCACAGCTTTAATGCTGTTCTGTTTGACATGATCAACTGGTACGAGAAGCTGGCGCCTGGCGGCATATTGGCTGGTCATGACCTATTCGCCCCAGAGCTTTGTGGTGTAACGAATGCAGTGGTCGAGTTCGCCAGACTGCACAACGAGATCGACAGCGTACACGTCATAGCTGATAACTATGACTCCTGGTTTGTAATTAAGCCGTAGGTAGTAATCATGACAGATGTCGTTGACTGGTCGTTGCGTACGTGGAAAGAGCGCCATGATAAAGGCTACTTTCCTAACTCTCAAGAGCACGCCAACTGGTATGTGTATGACGCTGTTCCAGACTGGTTGATTGAGCATGGTGAACTCAACAACAAATGTAATGCTCTTGAAATCGGGTGCGGTTACGGTCAGTGGATGATCCCGCTGTCAAAGCATGTTGGGCATGTCAGCGGATTCGATATTCATGCGGCTCCGATTGCAAAAGCCATCGAGAAGTTCAATGCGCATGGCGTATTCAATGCGTCTGTCGGACTAGGGCACGGCGATACGATTCAGTATCCAAGCGGCGTGTTTGATCTTGTGTATTCGATCAGCGTGTTTCAGCACTTGCCACGACCGATGGTATTGAGCTATCTCAAAGAGTCAAAGCGAGTTCTGGTTGATAATGGAGTCGCCGTTCACCACTTTAGGAACGCTGATAACGTTGGGCCGTATCCCAAACCAGCAGACGACATCGTCGTTAACCATACGGGTGATTTCTCCTGCGGTTGGACTACACAGCAGATCATTGATGCAGCTGGTGAAGCTGGATTCACTCACTGCAAGGTCATCGACTTAGGGCTGTTTCTTGTTCTTGTGGCGGACAAATAACAGTAGGAACAGTATGAAGCTCTCAGTTCTCATGCCCGCGCTGGAATCTCGCCCGTGGGCTAAGATGGCAAATCATGTACGCCAGATGGCGAGTGATTTCCCAGGTGACGTCGAATTCATTATGGATCTCGACAACGGTAAAGCCACAAGTGGCGTTAAGCGACAGAGGCTGACTGATCGTGCGCAAGGCGAGTACGTCTGCTTTGTTGACGACGACGATAGTCTGTCTGATGATTACGTCGGCGAACTGATGCGTGGTTGCTATGAAGGGGTTGATGTTGTATCATTCGATCTTTCATTGACATCTACGCGTCGTCGAGGTGTTGTAGAGAAGTGGTCGTTCGGCATGCAAGCAAACGATCGCAAGCATGGTAAGATGTGCGTTAACCATCTTTGCGCATGGCGAACCAGTATCGCTAGGTTGGTTCGCTGGTGCCCTGTTCTCGGCTATGCAGATGACCGTGTATGGTTTGAGCCGCTGTTCCACTCTGGCTCCGTGAAGACGCATTATCACGTTGACAAGGTCCTGTATAGGTATCTGTTCAACGACGCATTGACGCAGAACCAGACAACAAAGCGCGTTCAAGCAACGAAGGACTATATCAAAGATGGCCTTCGTTGTTTCTTTGATAGGCAAACACGAGAAATTCTTATCGAAGCCGGGTGGCAAAGGCGCGATACTGGTCGTGTTGTTGTACGCGGGCCGCATCCAACAGACACACCGATGCGTAACCTAGACGAACTGGAACAGTTCCATGTTATCACGATGGCATGAAGTTGATAAGACAGCAGTGATCGTGTGTGTCGAGTATTCAGACTTGCTTATGGCGACGTTGAACTACAACCGTCATCACTTCAGTCGAGTGTTGGTTGTCACAACGCCTCAAGATGTCGCCACTCACGCGGTGTGCAAGAGTCTTGATGCTGAGATCTTTCAGACGACGTCATTCTATGATAACGGCGCCAAATTCGCCAAGTACCGGGCGCTTGAGAAAGGGCTCGATGCTGCTGGTCGGTCAGGCTGGATAGTTCTTATCGACGCAGACGTATTGTGGCCATCACAGATTCCAGACTGGCCAATGTGCAAGGAACATCTTTACACACCGTTGAGAAACAACTTCGTTCAGTTCAACGGCGATGTCCCGCCAGAGGCAGAGTGGTCAAAGTTTCCCAAGCACCCGTGGGACAAAGAGTTCAGCGGTCACACTCAAATCTTTCATTCAGACTGTAGCGTGCTTGGGCCTGCACCTTGGCATGATGTAAGCTGGAAACACGCAGGTGGTGGTGACAGCGAGTTTCAAGCTAAGTGGAATGAACTCAATCGAGTGCGACCGCCGTTCACGTGCTTGCATCTTGGTCAACCCGGGCAATGGACTGGTCGAGTGACAGAGATTAACGGCGAGACACCTGCACAAGCGAAAGAGCGCCGTGAAGCACTTGAGCAGTTTATGCGCACACGAAGAAAAACGCGTTCATACGAACATGAGAAAGAGTAATCGGGTATAAAGACTGCACAGCAGTTAGACAGTAAATCACAGGAGACAATGATGACAGAGCATGTTGTCATCGGAACAAAAGACAACTTGTTCACGATCACCGTCATTCCCGAAGATGGAAAGACGGCCTCAGCTAACCGTGCTTGGCGTAACGACCTAAGTGATGCCAAGTATGCAAGCAAGATTAGCTTCAACACGACGACTTGCTCTATCGGTCCGTCGAATGCGGCTGCTATCTACAAAGAGTGGTATGATCGCATCAAGTATGCGGATCAACTAGCACAGCTCTTGTTTCTTAAAGCCCTTGGCTCATCCAAGCTGCAAGAGCGTGTTGTGCGGATTCACGCTGCATGGGCTGAATCACAGGCTGTTCCGACTGACCCTATCGAGGACAACCCAGAGCTTCCACTTGCTCCGTATCAGCGCGTTGCAGTATGCGCATCAAGGCTGCTTCCCGGGTACGCCCTGTTCATGGAGCAGGGAACCGGCAAGACTCCAGTCGTCGTGTCACGCATCTGCACTGATGCTGTTGCTCTTCGTGCGACAGGTGAATCACGAATGCTGCGAGTGATCGTAGTCGTTCCTAAGAACCTACGATCAAACTGGAAGCGTGAGATCGAACGCTTCGCCACTGTGCCGGGCAAAGTTACGATCATGCGCGGCGGCGCAGTTAAGCGAGTGCGTGAACTCGCCGAAGCAATGCGACAGCCTGAAGGTGAATACTTCAGCGTAGTCGTAACGTCTTACGGGCTGCTGTGCGAGGCATGGGATAGCGTCCTGTCATTCATTCACTGGGACCTGGGCGTTGTTGATGAAGGCCACTGTATCAAATGGCATCAAGCCAAGCGCACGCAGTATGCTCATAAGATGCGTGACTCCTGTGATAAGCGCATGCTGCTCACAGGCACACCTATCGTTAACACTGCACTCGACTTGTATTCGCAACTGGAGTTTCTTGAACAAGGTCGGTCCGGTCATACATCTTATCATGGCTTCCGAGAGAAGTATGGTGTGTTCGTTAAGAACGGCGGTGACGGACGAGACGTTCTTAAGAGTGTGAACAACGTCCCGCTGCTAAAGAAGCGTCTTACCGAGTGTGCATTCATCGTCCGTAAAGACCAAGTTCTTAAAGACTTGCCAGAGAAACAGTATGACATCATCGAAGTTGAGATGTCTGCTCGTCAGTCGTCTGACTATGATGCGCTTGCCAACCAGTATTATCTTGAGATCGAAGAGGACCTCAAAGATGCTGAAGCAGCTGGCAAGCGAGAGATGGTTGTCAACAACGCTATTGTTAAGCTGATGAAGCTTGCGCAGATCACCTCTGGATTTCTTATCGTTCCTGAAGAACGAGACGAGACCGGCGATGTAATATCTGAAAAGTCGCTTATTCGCTATGATCCCAACCCTAAGTTGCAAGCATTGATGGAGTGTGTTGGGCAGCTTGGTGAAAAGGATAAAATGCTCGTATGGACGTGTCATAAGTATGACATCTCTGTAATCTGTGCTGCTCTTAGCGGCGCGGGTATCGAGCACGTGCAGTATCATGGGACGACGAATGATGCCGACAGAAAGATCGCCGAGGATCGTATCAATTTGGACCCGACGTGCAAGGTGTTCGTCGGTAATCCTGAAGCTGGCGGAGCGGGCCTTAATCTTCTCGGCTATGTACCTGGTCAAAATGAAGAATTGGGTACTAACGTTTCGTGGATGATCTATTATGGGCAAAACCATAAGCCAGTCAGTAGGTGGCAGAGTGAAGACCGCTCTCATCGTCGTGGCACACGTGTACCACTAAGAATCACAGACCTTGTGGTCCCAGATTCGATTGACGAAGACATTAGGGTACGAGTTGTTGACAAGAAGAAGCATGCGCTTGATGTTCAAGACATCAGGGAGATGCTGCTGAATCTTGTGAAGAGGCGACAGTAATGTCACATAAGGTATTCGTACTTGAGCCAGTAAAGTACGACTTGTCGAGTGTCGGTGAATACGGCGACATTCATTACCTGTACGAAGCGAATGAGCCACGATCATCGGTGTGGACGTCAGCGTTTGTGAATGACTGCTTCAGCAGGCTGAAGAACTTTGACTTCAACTGTGACCGTGATTTCATTCTCGTAAGTGGTGCGCAAGTGCCGCTTACACTGCTGGTGGCGCATCTCGTTGCGTCTTTCGAAACTGTGAACTTGCTTTTGTTTGATGCTAAGCATAACGAGTATGTTCACAAGTCCATCATCTAACAGTAGGTCAACACATGAAACAGCAATTCATCGACGTCTTTGTCAAGACGCACACAGCGCACCGCGAGATCATCAACGCGTGCGTTAACCTTGAGCACGACATTCTCGCGCTCAACGACGTGAATGAACTTGCAGACGCGTGCTATGCATTGCGCGAGGTGTACAATTATCTCGATGAAGCGCGCAAAGAAGTGCGCCGAATCAACGACCTTGCCGCAAAGATCTTCACGGCCTTTTGGGCTGCCGATCCAAACGTGACAGAGCCATCAGTGAAAACTGAATGGTGCACTGTGACACCTAACATTAAGACGCGCGCATCCATTCCTTCGCCGGAGAAGGAACCAGAGCGATATGCCGCCATCATGAACTTGCTTGGGATTGATCCTGAGCTGGTTAAGATGGGCGTGCTGCGAGCAGACTACGATTCTCTTGGCGACTGGCTGACTGACCGGCAGCTTGCTGGTATGCCTATCCCAGAGTTTATCGGTAAGACATGGACGGAGTACAAGGTAACTGTTCGGACCCGCAAAAAGATGCCTACCGGACCGTCCGGTGGCTCGGGCGAGAACAGTGGCTTGTCAGAGGAGAGTGATGATGACCGGATTGATGAAACCCCCTTCTAGCGACGTGCCAGCGTTCATGTTGACTCCGGAGAATGCCGAAGTCAATAAGATGCTGAACGAGTACGTCTCGCCGCCCAGGCTGAAGATCATCCAGCCAACGGCGAAAGCGCCGTTGTCGGAGATGTTCGGAATCGGTGACGTGTGCTTGATGCCGACGATGACGCCGCTGGCGAAGAAAGGTGTCAAGTTCTCGTTCGTGCCAGTGTTCTTCTTCCCGGAATTTCTGGCATGCAACCCGATGGGCGCCGAGACGTTCATCCGTGATCGGTCGTTCGACCGTGCGTCGCCGATCGCGAAGAAAGCGCAGGATCCTTCGAAGCGAAGCGAGCCCTGGGACAAGGATCCGTCCAAGAGCGTCACGTATCAGGAGGTGTTGAGCTTCTTGATCGTGATCGTCGGCCACGAAGAGCTGATGGGAACTGCGTGCGCCGTCGGGTTCGCCCGTTCGGAGTACAAGACCGGTCAGCAACTCGCATCGATGATCAAGATGCGTGGCGTTCCGATGTTCGGAACCGTCTGGGACGCGCAGACTAAGACGCGCAACAATGCGTCTGGTACGTGGCAAGGTTTGGAGATTACCCCGTCTCAAGAGGACAGCGGGTACATCACCGATCAGGCTGTGTTTGAGCAGCTGAAGGAACAGCATCGCTTGTTCAAGGAGGCTTACGACAACCGAACGATCAGCGTCAACTACGACGACAGTGATGTCGAGAAGCCGGCTGCCGGAGATTCGAAGGAGTTCTAAGCGTCGGTTGTTTGATAAGAGAGCAAAGTGAGTGCATTCGCATCACCTTGCTCTCTTATCCAGTCAAGTACGCAAACACGCTGGTCATCGAAAGGTGACCAGCGTTCTTTAATGAGTGCGCAATGACAGTACTTCCGTCAAAGATTAACATTCTTGCGGAGCTTGAAAGGATAGGTGTAAAGTATGAATTCTCTGGCAGTGAAAACGTAAAATGCCGGTGTCCATTTCACGAAGACAACTCACCAAGTTGTTCGCTTAGTACAGAGAACGGCGACTTTCATTGCTTCGTCTGTAAGAAAGGCGGCGACTTTCTTGCCTTCTTAAGTCGTGTCATTGATCGTCCGCGAGCACTTGTGTTCGCTGACATGCTTCAGCGATACGACATCAGTGATGAACCTACGGTAGACCCGACAGTAATTGAAGGCTATCACTCAAAGATTTGGGTAGCCTACCCGCTTCTTAAAGAGCTGTATGCTCGCGGCGTGACAGATGAACTGATTCGCCGATATAGGCTGGGCGAAGATGGTGGTCGCATCACGATCCCCATCATGAACCAGTCTGGTCGTGCAGTCAATGTTCGCAAGTATCTTCCTGGGGCCCCCGGCTCCGAGAAGATGAAGAACCTCAAGGGTCGCGGTAAGCCCAGGCTGTATCCACACGACCAGTTACGCTTTGACAAAATAGCGCTGTGCGGTGGCGAGATGAAAGCCATCGTGGCTGCCACTCAACTTAACGCGTATGGTATAGGTTGCGTTGCACCAACGTGCGGAGAAGACAACTGGGACAAGTCCTTCAGTGAAGCGCTTAACGGCAAAGAAGCTGTATGGATCATTGACGACGTTGACGAGGTCGGTGTTAAAGCCGCCTTGATGAAGGCACGCTTGCTGTTCCCGATTGTTAAGTGGGTCGGCATTGTCGAGCTTCCTCTGGATAAGACGAAATATCCTAAGGGCGACATCAACGATTTCATCGGTCAAGAACACCAGCAGCTTTATCCTGTTGTTAATGCGACAGCTCAATGGCAGCCAACGTTCAAGAAGCGATTCGACGAAACAGAACTAGCACAAACAGTAAGTCTAACAGAAGCGTACTCAGCAGAGAACACGACTAAGCGAATCGCAGTTGAAGGTGTTGTGTCAGCGATCGCCGAGAACACGTACGTTGTTCCATCTAAGATCGCGCCTAAGTGTGATCGTGGCCAAGACTGCTGCGGCATCTGCCCAGTGTATCTTAGTCGTCAAGAAGACTATGACATTCACAAAGAAGACGGTATCATTCTTGATATCGTTGAGGAGCACACAAGTAATCAGCGTGAAGCCTTGATGCGTAGTCTTAGCATTCCAAGAGAGTGCCCGACTGTTCAATTTGACATTCTTGAGTACCATCAAGCAGATGATGTGCGCATATCACCTAAGCTTGAGATCCTGAATCGTAGTTCTGAACGCGCGCTTCTTCGTCTTGTATGTATGAAAGGCGGGCTGCAGCTTAACGAGAACTACGTGTTCACTGGGCGGCAGTATCCGCACCCAAGAGACCAGTCGGCGACTTTGCTTGTCAGCGACTTCGAAGCAACTGGCGATGCGCTTTCGCACTATGTAATCAACGACATCAATCAGCTTAAGAAGTTCCAGCCTAAGGAGTGGACACTTGAGTCTCTTACCGAAAAACTCAATGGAATTTACGCTGACCTCGAATACAACGTCACCTACATCAGACAGCGACAAGACTTGCATCTTGCAATGGACCTCGTCTGGCATAGCCCACTGTTCCTTACTTTCGATGATCGAGTTGAGAAGGGATATGTCGAGGCTCTTATTATCGGAGACAGTGCGCAGGGTAAATCAGAAACTGCAAAGAGACTGCTTGAACATTACGGCGCGGGAACTAAAGTTGAATGCAAGAATGCTACGGTTGCCGGATTGCTTGGCGGCTTGCAGAAGCTCGGTGGTCGATGGTTCGTATCATGGGGCATCATCCCGACCAACGACAAGCGCCTTGTCATCCTTGAGGAACTCAAGGGCGCGCCTGTCGAGGTGATCAGTAAGCTAACCGAAATGCGATCGTCCGGCGTCGCTGAAATTCCCAAGATCGAGAAACGCCGAACAACATCCAGAACACGGCTGATCGCCCTGTCTAACCCGCGGTCAGATCGGCCGATGTCTAGCTACAGTTTCGGAATCGAGGCGATCAAGGAGCTTATTGGAGCCTTGGAAGACGTTCGCCGATTCGACCTATGCTACATCGTGTCGCGCGAAGAAGTTGATCCGGAGGTCATCAACACGCCACGATCGAAATGGAAAGCTGTTGACCATGTGTATGACAGTGAGTCATGTCGCAATCTGATCTTGTGGTCGTGGACGCGTGACGAACGAAAAGTCGTCTTCGAAGCAGACGCGCAAGAGCACGTGCTTAAGAGTGCGACGATGCTTAATGAGGTGTTCACCGGCGAGATCCCAGTCGTTGACGTAGCGTCAATGCGCTACAAACTGGCTCGCTTGTCAGCTGCACTTGCTGCTCGTACCTTCTCGACGAACGATGACGGGTCAATTCTCTTTGTGCGTAAGTGTCATGTTGAGTATGTGTATGCCTTCTTGCTGCGAACATATTCATCGGCGATCTTTGGCTACATCGACTACACCAAGTCGATTCGTGACTCAAAGGTCATCAGTGATGAGGATGCGATTCGCAAAGCAATCCGAAATTCGCCGCACGCGCATGACTTCGCTGAGAGCTTGTTGTCCACGACACAGTTTGATCATCAGGATGTTCAAGACTGGTGTGGGCTTGATCGGATTGAGGCTACATCGATTGTGTCTCTGCTTGTTCGCAAGCGAGCATTACAACGAACGAACAGGATGTATGTAAAGACACCCGGCATGATCAATCTTCTTAAGAAGATGATCGAAGAAGGTCTTCCACAGATGCCTAAGCACTTAACAGAAGGAGATTTTTGATGTACGTCACTTTGCAGCAAGCCATGTTCATGGTCAGTGATTTCCACGACAAAGTCGCTGGTCGAGTCATTGAGCCGCTTAAGCCAGAGCTCTTGAACACAGCCACGATCAATGATGCGATCGTTAGTACGGCGGAAGTGGCACACCAATTCCTAAAAGATTTCAAGGAGAGCGGCAACCCAATTGAACTGCGATCGCATCTCATTCTTGAAGAGACTAGTGAGCTACTTGACGCAATGTCGATCGGTGATGAATTGCGCGCTCTTGATGCGCTTGCTGACTTGCTTTATGTTCTTATCGGAACTGCAGTCACGCTTGATCTTCCGCTGCCTGAGGCGTTCGTTGAAGTTCATCGCAGCAACATGACGAAACAGAAGCAAGCAGACGATCCGGATGCTGCTCGTGTTCGGTCAAAAGGGCCAAACTACAGCCCGCCGGATCTTAAGTCGATTCTTGACAACTACAGGAGACTGAGAGATGTACCCATGCGCACGATGCAGGAAGAAGCAGGAAACGCTAACACCGGTACAGATTAGCACGCCCAAGGGTAAGCAGTCTGTGGAGTTGTGCGAGGCATGCATGAGGCTGTTTAGGACATTATGGAAAACATTCGTCAACAAGAAGTTGCATCAGGATCAGGGCCTGCTACATCAAAGCCCAGGGCCCTCATCGAACACAGAGAAATAGTTGGTCAGCCCGGGTATATGATTGGTAGCGATGGGGTTGTGTGGACGTGTTGGAGACGCTGTAAGCGTGGGAGGGTATGGAGAGACGCATGCGCTGGCGTATGGACTGTTGTCACTCAACAGTCGCATAGCCGTGGCTATTCGCAAGTCCAACTATATGATGTAAAGCTACTTACGCACGTAGCTGTGCTTACGGCATTTGTCGGTGCGTGTCCAAGCGGAATGCAGTGTAGGCACTTAAACGGAGTAAGAACAGACAATAGGCTGTGCAATCTTGTGTGGGGAACGCAGTCAGAAAACGAAATGGATAAGCGAGTCCATGGGACTGCGCAGATCGGATCAAACAATGGCGGGTCTACTCTGACAGAAGCAGAAGTTGCTGAGATAAAGAGACTAAGTCAGAGAGGTGTTACAATCGAAGTATTAAAGAAAATGTTTAACACATGTCAAGTAAGTAGAATTCTTCAAGGAAAGACGTGGAGTCATGTCAAAGCCTAAAGCACTAGGCATTCATGTTTTTGCTGGCGGGTTTACACTCGGCCTACAAAAGCACATGGATGTAGATACGCACCTTGAAGTTCATGATCTTGGCCACAAGACAGCAACTCAGAAATTAGGTCTTAACGTAATTCGTAGCGAGGCCAAGAACTGGCCAAGCGCTAAGACGTTCTCTGACTGCATTCTTGCAGCAGGCAATCCACGCTGTACTGCGTTCTCTTGTGTGACAGCTGACCAAGGAAGGTCGATGCATGGGGCATTTGGCGCACAGACACGCGATGCCATTGAGTTATGTGAGTATGCAGCTGGAAACTTCGACTTCGTTGTGTGGGAATCAGTTCAGCAAGCGTACTCGGTTGGCAAGCCTTTGCTTGACCGACTGTACACTGAGTTCTTTAAGCCGAAAGGTTATCGCCTCTGCCATCTGTTCGTCAATTCGGCAAGCTTTGGTAACGTACAGAATCGTCGCAGGTACTTCTTCGTTGCCTACCGCGATTGCTACAAGTTTAATGTTCAAGCGCCTCCGATGCCGAAGTATAAGCCTGCTCTATGGGATGCACTTGCGCCATTGATGAACGAAGAAACTATCGAACAAGAAAAGCCAACGAGCGAGATGACGCCTAACACATCGTCGCACATGCTTAAGGACGACAAGGATCTGGTTGATAAGCTGCCAAACGGGTGGAACTTGAATACGTTTGGCAAGTTCATGTATGAACACATGTCAGAGCGATACAAGTTTCGCTGGCGGAATCGAAACTCTGAAATGCCGTTCGGAATGCATGGTATCTTCAGAACGTCGGCCACACGATTCGCACCAACACTGCATTCCGGATCACGCCACCATGTTCATCCTGTCTTCAATCGTTGCTTTACCGCCGCGGAATTCAGTGCAATCATGGGTTGGCCTTCTGGTCTTATCCCTGCTGGTCATGATGTTGTTGCGCAGCTTGCTAAAGGAATTGTTCCTGCGGTTGGCCAGTGGATCGCGGAACAGGTAATACTGTCAAGCAACCACCACTGGGGAACAGACGACTGGGAAAGTCAGTATGACTGGAGAACCAACAGGTGGCTCGGCAAATCAACAGTAGGTCAAGAACAGAAGACATTCAACCTCACCGAGTACTATCCTCACACGCAGGATTGGTCTCGGTTCCCAGAGTGTATCTTGCGCCCGACTGTGCCTGTGCCTGACCATATTCAGATCAAAGGCGCTCTTGACAATCGCATTCTTTATTAAGGCATCACAATGACGCTGTTTGTTGGTCTTGATTCAATGTGGCATCACTCTGTAAAGTCACTCCTCGCGATCGGTGAGTCGCAAGGCTCGCGTAACGGCGAGACGCTTGAGATCCTCGGGTACATGGGTCAGTTACGATTCCCAGGTCGTTGCTGGTTGACGAACGAGCGACGATGCTTATCACCATTCATGGCCGCTGCTGAAGCGCTGTGGTATATGTCCGGTGAATCAGACGTCAAAGCGATGTTGCCATTCGCACCTCAATACATCAAGTATGCTGAAGACGACGGACATGCCAATGGCGCTTATGGTCGTCGCATGTTCCGTCTTGACTTCGATCGTCTTGAGGCGGCAGTAAGCGCACTTCGATCTGACCCAGATTCAAGACGTGTTGTTGTTCCCCTGTGGCACGCTGCTGATCTGGTCGATGGTCACGGGCCGAACGCAAAGCGCGATGTACCTTGCACGATCAGCATTCACTTCATGATTCGTGATTCAGCCTTACACATGTTCGTTCATATGCGATCTCAGGACGTATGGCTGGGCATGCCATATGATGTATTCTGGAACTGCACGCTGATGCACGTGATTGCTGCAGAGCTAGGCGTCGCCATTGGCACGTACACACACTACTGCGACAGCCTCCATCTGTATGACAAGCATCGTGCAGCGGCTGTCGAAGCTGTGCAGCGTTATCCGATGAACTCCGATCTTGTGTGGGCGCCAGTTGGCCAGACGATCAAGGGTATGCGTGAGGCTGGTGAGAAGTTTGTCAAGCCGGCATGCATGCGGTATGGATGCGGGCTGATCGCCGATGAGCTGTTAAGAGTCACTGAAGCGTTCGTGATCGACTTACCGATCGACAATCGTGTTCTTAAGCAAGCAGCGTTACTTTACACGGAGAAGAAGCGATGATTGTTCTTGAAGGTTGTGACATGGCTGGCAAGTCAACTCTTGCCCAGGCTCTGTTCGAACTTATCCCCGCCTATACACATGGCAAAGCTGCACCGATGGTGCGGCACTTCACCAAGCCACCTAAAGACTTCGACAAGTACTGGGGTTATCACAACTGTGTTCAGCGTGACGTGATCCTCGATCGCTTTCACATGAGCCAGTTGGTGTATCGTCGAGTGTCCAGTGAGAATCATACACTTACACCATTCAAGTATGACCTCGTCGATGCTGCCATTACACGAGTCGGAGGTATCGTGGTTGTGCTTTGTCCGCCAGACGATATCATTGTTGATCGCTGGTCAAAGATGACTGACGGTCGCAAGGAGATGTATTCGCTTGACTTCGTTCTTAAGGTGAATTGCGTGTATCAGCATCTTGTCAAAGCCGGTGCTGACGGTACTTTCATCGACGGTCAAGGCGCATACAAGCCGAAGATCGATCTTGCCTTTCAATACAACACGCCGACAGAAGACATGGCTCGCGACATCGCATCATTGTGGTGGCGCAATCAATGCCAGCTTAACGATATCGCCACGCAGCGTCTGTTCTCACTGGATTAACAATGGTCATCTTCGATCTTGACAACACTCTCATCTATACGAGAGACGCAGCAATCCGCGCTTATGAGTTGGCAGGGATGCCAAAAGACAAAGTGCAGTGGGGTACACCTTGGCTGAAGTGGTGTCCAGCAGATGTGTATAAGGCAAAGTGCGATAACTTCGAGCAAGCACTACGTGAATGCGGATACGCGATGCCATTGCTTGACCTTGCCTTGCGAATAAACGCGATGGTCATCACTGCTACATCAGAGAAATCAGTAGAGATCATTAAGAAGCTGTTCGCGCCTAAGCTTAATGTTGTGCTGATGAATGCAAGCATTAACGATAAGGTACGTTTCTTAAACTACTTTCCACTAGGCATATACATTGATGACGATGAAACCACAAGAACGGTAGTAAGTCATCAAACGTTATGGGCAGCGATACACCCTGATGACTATGCAAAAGCAATAGGATTACAGTAGGCGGGTAAAGTAATGCGAGTCGGATACGGCAAGCTTGGTCGCACTCTTGAATTGAGTGATGACAAATGGGGCGTGGCAGGTGGTGACAACGAGCCAGCAGCTCTGTTGCTGCGGCTGGCTGAGAAGCATCCCAGCGTCACCTGGGTGGTCGTTGGTCGCAACAGCGGTTGGGAACCGCCATTGCCTAACATTGAGAACCCGTGGCAAGACTGGCTGCCACAGATCAAAGCCTCATCGAAGTCGATGAAGACCGACCCGGTCGCAGTCTACGACTCGCTTACATTCGAGACGTACGAATCACTCGATGAAATCGTCATGTGGATCGGTCAGCATTGTCCAGCTAATTCGCCGATCCCGCGCGTCGATGATCGTAGCACGCTTGTCACTCCGTATGAATCGGCGATTGCCTATGGTAGCCACGTGTGTCGTGGAATTAACCGGTGGCAAGACCGATCTGGTAGGCAAGACCGGTCTGGTAAAGAGCCGGTCTGGTTGATCGCCGACCCGCGCAACTATCTTAAAGCACGTGATCTTAAGTGGCCCCGCACTAAGCCGATTCTTGGTCAGTTTGATTTCGTGCGTAATGAGAAGTGCGAACACGGTGATCGTGTATTACCATCACGCGACCAGTATGTCTACTCCGGTCTTGAGCTGTCCGGAATTCGGCCGCCTACGCCATTAAGTGTCCAACGAGATTGGTCTGAGCGTGATCGCTTTGGTGCGATCATTAACGAGTGTCGCAACTACGGAATCCCAACGCATCTTACGCGTCTTGACGCGCTTAAGAGATACATCCTACCACTTAAGCCATCGTGGATTCATGGATCGTGGACTGACAACTCGCTTGCAGATGCGGGTGTTGACATCAAGCCAATTGAATATCAGCTCGTTGATTCAAAGATGCAGAGCACACTCTGCACGTTAACTACTCCAGCGTCTGGTTCTGGGTGGGCAACTGCTAAGCCGTGGGAATGCTTTGCAAATCATGTTGTATGCTTCTTCCATCCGTACTACGACACCCAGGGTCATATCATTCCAACACTTAACCAGTTGGATGACCCAAGTATTCCTGGTGACTCCAAGACGCTTGCTAAATGGTTGCGAGTATCTGGTCCTGACGAGTTGAAACTAAGAGTAGATGCAGTAAGTCGCAGTAGGCAGGTCTATAAGACGCTTGTTGAATTGCAGTATGAACTGCTGACAAGTGCTCTTAAAGATCTTAAACACGTTCGTATGATCGAAGAAAGGATTGGGCTATGAAAGGCATCATCCCAGCTGGTGGTCAAGCAACGAGACTTGGTCCACTTGCAGCTTACGTGTCAAAGGTTCTTGTCTCAATTGGAGGGCGACCACAGCTTATAAATCTCGTCGAACAGATGCGTCGTGCAGGCTGCGATGACATCGTTGTCGTTACTAGCCCAGACACTGATACGCAGGTCAGGAGCGTCATTGAGCGATCTGGTCTTGAACGTGTTAAGACAGCTGTTCAAGGCAGTCCATCTGGTCCGATGCGGGCGATTGGAATCGGAATGGCGGCAGTGTATGATAACATTGACTGCCCAATGATGGTTATCATGGCAGACACTTATATCAATGAAGAGCTGCCAAACAGTGAGTTCATCGGTGTAAGCACGGGTGGTAGTGAGAGAAACTGGTGCTATTCACCGGTCGATAAGTTCGTTGACGGTCGCCCGGACCAAAAGACGCAAGTCTTCGTTGGCGCCTTTCGACTAAACAGCATGGCAGAAAGCTTTCTTGTTGCACAGAGACATATTCACGATAACGGCATGGCTGAATTCTTAAATGAATTCAGCGACGTGCAACGTGTTCACCTTGCGTCGTGGCAAGATGTTGGTGATGTCCTTGCCCTGGGTAAAGCGCGCCGTGAACGGTTCATTTCACGTGCTCATCATCGACTGGTTCTTGATGATACCGGCATGATCACCAAGATCGGCTGCACTGAGCAAGAAGCTGAGTTTATGTGTGATCTTAACAGATCATATGATGCAACTCGTGCATGCTTGTTCCCGCGAGTGTATGAAGTAAAGCAAGGTCCTACCTCTTGTCAGTACACGATGGACTACATCGACTTGCCATCACTCGCCGAACTATGGCTGTACTGGCCGGGATTGCCAGAGACATGGGCTGGTATTGTTCAGTCTGTTGTTGAACGATGTAAACGTGACCTGTGGACAGAGCAAGGATTTGGAACGGTCGGCGACACCTACAAGTTCTACGGAGAGAAGGCGGTCACTCGCTTAGCTTCGTATCTTAACTCACCAATTGACAGCGCAACCAACAACCTGGTTGTCAACGCGTGTGAAATCATTCGCGCAGACACCTGGGTGAATGGCCATGGTGATCTTAACTTCACCAACATCTTGTATTCACTCAACACCAACAACATTAAGTTGATCGATCCACGAGGAGGACGAGTACCAGTCTCGTATGAGTATGCGAAGCTTGCGTGTTCTCATATGATCAGTAGCATCATGCACGGACTGACGAACGTTAAGCGTGATGCGGAACAAGAAGCTGTGCTAAGTGTGTTGCATAAGTACATCGAGCCAAATCGTCTTAAGGCTTGCATGGCATTGACGATGCTGGCAGCAGCTAGCTTGCACAAGAAAGACGAAGCCTATCGCTTTTACCAGTACGGAATGCAGCTCCTACAAGAGGTGACACAGCAGTGATTCATTTCCCAAACGGCGGTCGACTGGTTCAAGATGTATCCGAGCTGCCTGACATTCCACAAGTGATAAGCAGGCTGTATCTGGACCTTGAAACCACCTCAAGAAACCCGAAGCTTGATTCACTCAACCCATGGTATCACTGCTATGTTGGCGGAATAGCAGTGACGTGGGATGATATGTCAGGTGCGTATTACGTCCCTGTTGGTCATGCTGATCAGCGATGGAATCTGCCGCGCGATGCTGTTATTCGTTGGGTAAAGAAGCTTCTTGATTCATCAAAGACTTGGGTGAACCACCATGTTAAGTATGACTCACATGCAATCACAAATGACCTCGGTGTCGATTTCAGCGGAGAGCGAGTCTGCACGATTGTGTGCTCGAAGATTCTCGATTCAGACAGACAATTTCGCGGAGGGTATGGACTTGACGCCCTTTCAGAAACATGGCTTCACGAGAATATCAATGCGTACGAAGATCAGCTTAAACGGCACATTGGCAAGTCAAAGGACTACGGTGTCTGCCCTGCTGACGTGATGGGCGAGTACGCATGTCAAGACGTGTTAACCAATCGCCGTCTTGATCACTACCTCACTGCGAACCTTCCAGCAGAATCCAAACCGGTCATCGATGTTGAGACCAGGCTGACGTCGTTGTTGATCAAGATGGAACGTCGTGGTTTGATGGTTAAGCCAGCTGAGCTTACCATCGAGAAGCTATTCACGCTTCAGCGTATGACTGAGATCGAACAAGAGCTGCACAAACTGGTTGGCTTCCCATTCTTGCCTACATCAAGTAAAGACTGCTTCGATGTACTGTGCAATACATATGGCCTACCAGTTATCTCATGGACTGAGAATGACGATGGTACGAAAGGCAACCCGTCGTTCGACAAAGAAGCTCTTGAAATGTACCGCACTCGCATTGACTCGCCTAAGCAAGTTGTCGAGTTGATGCTTGAGTACCGCAAGAAGTCAACGTTCAAAGGCTTGTTCCTAGATACGTACCAAGTACTTGCCACTGAGGTCGGCGATGGGTATTCAATCCTTCACCCTAATCATAACCAGTGTGTAAGAACTGGTCGCATGTCTGTGAGTGAACCGAATTCACAGCAGCTTGATAAGCACGCTAAGACGCTTATCCATCCGGGTAAGGGCATGTCTTACATGTCGGCCGATGGGAGTCAAATCGAATTTAGGACGCTCGCTCATTATGTACAAGATGATGACATCATCAATGCTTACATTGCAGACCCAGATGTCGATTTCCATCAGCGGGTTGCTGACATGTGCGGCATCAAGCGTCGTCCAGCGAAGACTGTGAATTTCAGTATCGCGTTCGGGCAGGGCAAGAAGTCGACTGTTGCGCTACTAGAGGTCGACGAAGACATCGTCAGCGCCATCAAGGACGCGGTCAACAAACTGGTTGATTCTGGTCAGCTGCATCCAGACGGGCGGGATTCGGCGTTCAAGGCGCTTGCCAGACAGAAGGGCGAAGCGCTGTATGATCGATACCACGAGACCTTTCCAAACATCAGAGCTGTGGCCAGGCAGGCCTGCAACGTGGCGAAGAGTCGTGGATACGTAAGGAACGTTCTTGGGCGTCGCCGTCATCTTCCAGAGAACCATGCACATAAGGCGTTCAATACTCTTAACCAGTCCTCAGCAGCTGACATCATCAAAGAGCGGATGGTGACGCTGGCTGATCATCTTGAAGGAACTGGTATCGAACTGGTCACACAAGTGCATGATGAACTGGTTATGGTTGGACCAACTGAGGTATTCGACGATCCGAGAACAGCAAGAGATATCGTGGCGATCCTTGAGGACGTCCACGTCTTAAGAGTGCCTGTGCGATTCAGGTATGGTATATCCGATAAGAACTGGAAGGAGGCTGCCGGACAAGAAAAAGCAATCCCATTGGACGAAGTGAAGCGTGCAGGTAGACTTGAACATCTTAAGTGAGGAATGATCATGGTCACATTCGGTATCACGTACACTCTTGCGACTACGATCGCGTTCGTAGCATGCGTCGTGGCATTCACAGTGATTGTTGTCGTGAATGTCGTTAAGCAGTAGTCACTGCTGCCAGCATCAACATTAGGAGACAGAAGACATGCCCAAGACCGTTGACATTCGAATTTATAAGATCGGCCAGTCTCAACCAGACACGCTTGAGATTGAAGACTGGCTGCAGGATCTTGGTGTGAGTGAGGAGTTCGAACTCCCTGAACCACCAGAGCTTCCGCCTAGCGAACTGGTGCCAGCTCTTGCCGCCAAGCGATGTTACATGTCGTTTGAACCGGGGATGAATAAGAACGTCACCCAGGTGCGCAAGGACTATGACGAGTACTTCGCAAACATCCTCAAGTCTGGTCATGGATCAGTTCTTGAGCACACGTACTACTCGTTCGCCATTGAAGGTGTATCGCGTGTGTTCACTGCTGAGATGAATCGCCATCGCGCTGGTTGGGCGATCAGCGAAGCATCTATGCGATTCATCCGGTTCGATGAATGCATTCCTTACTGGTTGCCGACCAGCATTATGGAAGCACCCGATGATGATGAGTCGCTATCAGCGAAGAAACGACGCACGCGTGCAATCTTTGATCGTGTGTTCAAGTTCGTCGAAGAGAACTACGCCGAGCTGATGCAGATCTGGGATATGGACGAGACAGACAAGAACTTCGACTACAAGAAGAAGGTCACCTCTTGCCTGCGGCGCATTGTTCCTTTGGGCGTGGCAACTGGTGGTGTCTGGACCGGGAACATTCGTGCTCTGCGTCATGTGCTGACAATGCGGTGCGCGCCGTCAGCTGAAGAAGAGATCATGCACGTCTTTTCGATGATCGCCGCACGCATGGCCGAAGACCATCCACAAGTGTTCGGTGACTTTGAACTGGACGACGCTGGATTCTGGCGGCCAAAGTATTGGAAGGTCTAGCCAACACTCGAGTGTCTATAAACACGAACGGCCGGCATACCGATTGGTTTGCCGGCCGATTCCATTGGTAGGTCTATAAAGCACAACAGCCACCCGGGCTGCAGTCCCAGATGGCTGTTGACGATGGCCGTCGCTATTCACGGAGGGCGCTCTGTGCGTTTCATAGTTCTCATTTATTCATTGGTGTGAGGTAATTACTCTGCATCATACGTGTTAACCCATGATGCTGGGCGAGATGTCTTTCCATCAGTCACGCCGTTAGGCGGCCATCAGTACAAGGCGCTATGGCGTCGCACTCAAACGTTAGCCCTTTCAATGAATTCATGAAAGAGCCTACTTAGCCATACGCGGATGGTAATTGCAGAGGTCTCATCATGTGATATGCCCTAGCGGTAAAGCGTGCTATCGGTCGGGTGAGACTCTTTCACCTCACCGTTGAACACACGTCGCATGATCTTGGTCATTCTATTGTCTCCAACCACTCAAGCCACTCTTCGACGGTATACACTCCGTCGCGTAAGTCACCATACAAATCGTTCTCCATCCCTTGGCGCGAGTCGACATGCGTCACGCAGTATTGATGGAAGAGAACAGTGTACTCTTCCGCTGAATACCCAGTGGTGTTGATAAGCGTGTCATCACCCGAGTGTGGTAATTCTGTTGATGCTGTTCCGTCATCGAGGACGGTGACTACTGCTGTGTACATCATCCAACCCTTTCAACGATGATGGCCAGCGGCGTCTCGTTAAGAGCCAGACCGACGAACCACGTGGTGTAATTGAGACCAATGTAGAGGTTGTAGTACGTCCCATCACGCGTCTTGGTGCGCTGTGCATCGATGCGTGTGATTCGCTCGGCGGCGTTCAGCTTGGCGTTGAACTCATCCATGGTGATGCGGGTCATCCCGTGCTTGACCTCTTTGGGCGGTTCTATCAGTTGCACTTGCCACATGGCAGCAGCGAACAGCACGCCGGTCTTGTGCTCTTCGATCATCACCCAGTCCTGGGCGCCACCGTACATGCTGATGATATCGATCACAGAACCTTTGCGCCCGTTGTACTCGTGCGGCTTGTGGATGAACTCTACATCATCCCCTGTCTGATACACGTTGCGGTTAACCCACTCTTTCGTCACGCTGTCTTTGAGCGACTGCGACAGCAGATCGAAGTTCTTCATGACGTCTTGTGGAACGTCAACAGGGTCGACTGTGTACATCGTCTTGTCCTAGTAAAGAGGCACGTGCCGAATTGCTGGATGTAGGCTCCACTGTCGATGGAGCCCACGACCAGCCGCTCGACTAGGCGTTCGCGTTGGCCTCCGTGGCGGCCATCACACGGTTGACTTCAGCCACGATCATCTCGAGCGCGCCTTGGAAGCTGTAGACCCCGCTGGAGTAGACACGCAACTCGTCACGCGAGATGCTGTCCAAGTCCTTGGGCATCGGTGAGGCGCACTGTCCAAGACCATTGGCGATTTGCTTGCCACTCTTCGTGCAGATGGTCTCGAGGAGGGTGAACGTGGCCGAGCGGTAGAACCAGCCCGACACAGTGTTGATGAGCGTGCTCGTGTCGAGCGGGTCGCTGGTTCGCTTGAGGCAGGCGGCAGTCAGCACGTTCGTGTTCTCATAGGCGAACAGCTTGCTGCCGTTGCACACCCACAGCTCGACGCGATAGCCCTTCTCTTCGAGGATGTGCGTCAGGGCGACAGCCGCAGCACCACGCCACAGGATGTTGTCACTCTCTTCGTAATACGGGGTCGTCGTGTCGATGAGGATCGTCATTTCGGCAGGCCCACCCGTCTCTTCGCGGATCATGCGACGGCGGTAGGGCAGACCTTGCATCATGCGACCCGTGTCGATCTCGTCGCCGTCGTCGAAGGACCACTCCGTCTTGCGCACGCGGCTCTTGAGCGTCGGGAGGGCGGCCTCACCCAGGCGCGCGATGTACTTCTCGAGGATCTCTGCGCCCTTCTTCCATGGCTGCGTCGTCTTGAGGTCAACGTCGTACCACGTACCGATTTCTTCGCCGACGAAGGACGCACCACGATCCTTGAAGCGGCTCACGTCTGTGTAGGCCTTCACGTCCTCCATCGACTCGAACTTGAAGAGTTCACTGCCAGCAGCTGTCGTTTCCTGAATCATTTCATCACCTCTCTGGTTGTGGATGCAGCATGCGTTGACCATCAACGTTTGCTGCCTCCGACGAACACCACTACCGATAGAACCGTTTCCGCGTCCCGTTGGATCTATGAAATCCTAAGGTTTTCCAAAATTATCCGCGGAAATTCAGAACCTTATGCTTCTCATCCTCTCGCCATCCTTGGAAGAACGCGTCCGAAACATCGTTCATCGTGAACCGCATCTCCTCAGGCCCAGTATGCATCATCTCATACGCATCGATCAGGAACCGCGTGGACAGGGCGCGCTCAAGCCCGTGCTCGTTGATGGCCTTGCGCCACTTGAGCAGCGTGGACCTCAGTGATGCGTCTGGACACAGCTCACTCTCAACACGCTCGTCGTAGTCCATGCAGATCTTGCCCACAGCGAAGCGATCAAGCGTCGCCATGTCCAACTTGTTACGGCCACTATAGGTGCGGCTGGCACCCGTGCCGACGGTGTTGGCTGCAGCGATACAGACGAAGTCCTTGTGCTTGAGCGCATACGGCGCATCCGGTCGGTTGGGCACAGCGAGCTTGCCATTCGACAGGGCGGCGTTGACGACAAGCAACACGTTGGCGTCTGCAGCGTCGAGCTCGTCGAAGAGGAACAGGCCACCGTTCTCGTAGCAGTGCGTGAATTCACTCATGATGTACTCGAACTTGCCGTTGTCACCAGTGGGCATCAGGCGGCCTGTGAGCTGTCCTTCACTCATTCCGCTACTGCACGACACGAACTTGAAATCAAGACCCAGAGCTTCAGCGACCTGCGAGCAGATATGCGTCTTACCGCACCCTGTCGGCCCGTAGAGGAACACATTCTTGCGGTGCGCGGCCAGCTTGAGCAATCGCTTGAACTGCGAATGGTAGAGGCCTTGTGTTGATCGCTTGTTGCCCTCGGCGTCGGTGACGATCACCTCGAACACGCGTGAGGCTTCGATGTCCTTAAGCGCCTCAGCGAGGAGGGCCTTGTTCTCATCACGCTCTGCGGTCAGTTGCTTAAGCTGCGCCGTTGCAGTCTCAAGCCTGCTCTGCATCTCGACCAGATCCTCAGGCTTCGTGGCCTTGAGTGCCTGCATCTCAGCCTGCATCCGCTTGATCGTGTCTGTAGCCGAACGGATCGCCGTCTCCATCGCCTCGTCTTTGTCAGGCTTGAAGGAGATGTTGAAGGCTTTCGTACCGCGCGAATCACCTTCAAGACGACCAGCAGCAACGAGCGTGCGGATGGCAGACTCGATGTGGAAGGGATTCTTAAGACCCGTCTTGTAATTGTCAAGCACGTGCTGGGCAAGCGTGTCTTGATTCCACACGCGAACTTTGTCTTTGGACAGTGCATCGATGATCGCGTCGACAACCACTGGGCTCGTCATTGTCTGTTCCTACTGTTTCGTTTGCGTGTGTCACATCCGACAATACTAGAACCGTGTTATGCCTCCATTGGATCTATGCTGCTGCCCGAATTTTTCAAATTTTGTGAAAGTCGTGACCCAGGGCGCTGAGGTGCGCCAGGGCGTGCAGACCCAGGGCGTGGTATAACAATCACGCACAGATGACAAAGTGAGTCTGAGGTGAACGTAGAAGCGTGTACGTAGGTACAGCGAAACGCCCAATTTTGGTATACAAACGGTTCGACCTAGTATACAGCTGTATACCAATTTGGCGGTCGACGCCCCAGAATGATGCCGGCCGAGGATTCTGGGAGTCTGACCGTTCTATCGGACTAGTCGGGTTGGCGCCCAACCGGTGAGGCTGGATGATCCTATTTTGGACTACGGGCGCCTCCAGACTGGTCGACTGCACGCAGCGGACGGACTGGGCGTCACGCTGTCGGTCGCTGTGATCTTGGAAAATTTCGGGAAAAGCAAGCCAATTCATAGATCCACTCGTGGCCCAGATCGGTTCTAGCTAGTAATACGGATTCGAACAACGCACACCGGAACACATGATGATTACAGCAGAATCACGCGCAGCCATTCGAGCTGCCAACCTCAAGGCTGAAGAAGAGATCACGCAAGAGATGTTGACTATCAATCCGGGCGAATCGAAAATGATTCGTGGCGTGCTGGTCAACCGCAGGACGGATGTTCCGACCTGCTTCGAGTGTGGTGACTCACTCGGGTCTGCGCGTGGTCTTGCGATGATCGTTCATGTGCGAAGTGAGCGTGCATAATGGCTGTGACACAGAAGCCCAAGATCAGTCGTGGTGATGAGGTGACGCTCGTCACGAACCACAAGGCGGTTGCGACGGTAGTCGTAGCTCAGGTGAAGGGTGGGCACGCGCAGTTCGTCGACGACGACGGACAGACACGCACGTGCAGTGGTGAATTCATGTATGAAGGCAAGTTGTTCGCGCCCAAGTGGCGCTAGCAACGCAACACAGTAGGAGCACAGCATGGACTGGTCGTATGATGAGGATGTGTTCATCATTGTAAGCGATGGGATGATGATCGCAGTTCTGAAAGCAGTGGTCATCCACGTGCTTAAGGACAAGAAGAAGATTCGTTGCATGACGGACGGGCAATGGGTGGAAGTCGACCCGACCCACGTGTTCAAGGTCGCCGATGACGCGCGTGAATACGTCGAACAGAACATGCTCGGAGCTATGTTCGGCGCGGATGAGGACGAAGACGAAGAGTAAGTGAGGCGAAACTATTCGGACAGGCAATGCAGAGTGGCACGCCCTTGTTCTTAGCCGAGGAAACGCCCACGCTAAGATCTGCATCAGCACAGTGACCTGTACGCCGCCGGATAGTCGTCACGGGATTTGTTACCCGTGGCCTGATGAGCCAGACAGCTCAGATGAAAGAGTGAGTACATTCACCATCAATGATGTGAAAGTTCTCACTGCAACAGTGCAGCACGCACAGGAGAAGTCAGATGAGCGAAGAGAACGTCAACATGGAAGCTCCCCCGTCCACCGCGCCCGTCGCCGAGGCCAAGGAAAAGGTCAAGAAGACGAAGTACCCGGTCCCGAATGACGGCCTCGCCGAATGGCCCGCCGACTTCGACGAGAAGGTCCACCAGCCGCTCAAGGTGGTCGACTTCAAGGATCCGATCGTGTTCCTGGACCACAAGGCCGCCGGCTACGAAGCCCGCGCCAAGGCGATCCGCGCCGAGATCGAAGAGATCAAGATCGCCGGTCCTGGCGGCGTCAAGAAGGCCAACAAGCTGCTCAAGGTCACGGCCGAACTCGACGCCCTCAAGGAACTGCTCAAGGCTCAGGGCATGGACGTGGAAGCGCTCCTGGCCCAGCGCGCGAACGCCTAAGCAGTGATGAGGACATCAAAGAGCCTGATGATTCATCAGGTTCATTGATGCTGCTTATGACTCGAAGGCTGCTCGCCAACTGGCCCTCGTATGATCATGCGTATGAGGGCCAGCTACGAGCCGTCTTTGAGGTATCCGCCCAGGTGACTAAGCACAGGCTATGCCAGTGCGTCTTTAGCGGAACCCCGCACTGGGTTGGACCTCACTGACCGGTTAGTGCTGTTAGCAATGGCCACTAATCGGTCAAAGACTGTCGCTCACCCGATGACAATGATAGTCAACGAGGACAGTAGACATGACAGAATCACCGACAGCATTTAGGCTTAAGGAGCTCACTGCTCTTAAGGCCGCCATCGAGTCAGAGATCAGCATGACACTGCTGTATCTCTCGAACGAGGGCCGATGGAAACATGACCTGGAGCGCGAAGAGAAGAAGCTTGCACGCCAAGCTGAACTCGTTGCCCGCCTCCGCGATCGTTATGAAAACGGTCACGAACACATCGCCCGCTGGCAAGCTCGTCGCGCTGAGATCACTCAAGATCTCGCCCTTCTTAGAAACGAGCACCTCATCGACAAGTTGTATCGTCTGCAGCAACAGGCGAGTGAACTCGGGGCTGATGCTCAAAGCGTCGTCAATGACGAAGCTTTGAGCATCGAACCGCAGTCAGCTGTCGTGGAGACGCAGGATGCATGAGCCAGATCCGAGTGCCTTGGGCGTTAACGCGTCAAGCGACATCAATGATGACGCTTCGCGCGTTACACCTGAGTCACCATGGGAGGTGGCCATCCGTCTTGAGTCCACATTACGCAACGTGCTGGCACGGACGGTTGGCAAGAACAATGTTGATGAGGCATGGTCTGATGTCGTGCTTGAGCGCATATGCAGGATCGTAGAGCTGTATGATCCTGCTAAGGGATCACTCGATGGCTATGTCGTGCGTAACATCAGGTGGTATGCGTACAAGGCCTATCACACTGACGCATCTGCTCGCAAGGCAAAGCGGCTAACTAGCCTGGGTGTCAATGACGAGCTGCGATCACGACCAGTTTCAAACGAGACGAATCTTGAATTGCAGCTTATCCTTGACAAGCTGAATGAGTGGGATCGATGGTTGCTTAAGACGCATGTGATGCAGGGATTCACCATCGAAGAAATTGCAAAGAAGATGGACGTTAGCCTTAACACGGCTCGCAACCGTCTTCGCAATGCGCTGCGTGCAGCAAGGCGACTGGTCGAGGGTGACCGCGATGGTGACACTGAACAGTAGGCTATCAATATACGACCAGGCTGAAGCCACAGCACTGACGTACCTAACGCAGTTAACAGCAGAGCAACGTGCGACGCTGTCACATGATATCGCTGCGTTAGTAAACTCACAAGACCCGACCACAAAGGCGATAGGCGCACTCGCAAGTGTAGCCATCGCCAGGTTGGAACTTTTAATGAGAGGTACATGATGAAATGGGTTTACGATGAGAATGGAAACCGCGCCAGTGTCGAGCGGTGGGGCAGTGAGCAGGCCGCCAAAGACTCGATGGCCACGTTGGTGAACTGCTCGGACTGCTCGGACTGCTCGCGCTGCTCGGGTTGCTCGTACTGCTCGGGTTGCTCGCGCTGCTCGGGTTGCTCGCGCTGCTCGGACTGCTCGGGTTGCTCGTACTGCTCGCGCTGCTTGGGTTGCTCGCGCTGCTCGGACTGCTCGGGTTGCTCGTACTGCTCGGGTTGCTCGTACTGCTTGGGTTGCTCGTACTGCTTGGATTGCTGGGACTGCTCGGACTGCTCGGACTGCTCGGACTGCTCGCGACTTAAGTCGTCCGCGCCGGCTCCCGTGGCCGCAGAGCAAATTCCGACCATCGAACGAATTCACTCGCGGGTCTTTGAGGCGGCATCGCAGCCGGGCGCGCTCAACATGAGCCACTGGCACACGTGCGACACGACGCACTGCCGCGCCGGGTGGGTCGTGCATCTGGCTGGAGAGGCTGGCAAGCTGCTCGAAGGCAGGACGTCGACGCTGTTTGCAGCAATGCAGATCTACAAGGCGAGCGATCCGGTCAACCGCGTCTCGCCGACGCGATTCTATGAAAGCAACGAAGTCGCCTTGGAGGATATGAGGCGACTTGCAGAAATCGAGAAAGACGCATGATGAGTGTACAAGCAGAAATCGGTATGCTTATCGCGCTACTTGTTGGTGCGTTTTGCATGGGCTGGACGTGCTGTGTTATGTGGTATGGAGGCAATGATGGGATCTAACAGATCAGATCCGCCAGACGATTGGACTGTATGGTTCCTCAAAGCTGCAGGTGTTGCCGCAGTTGTTATCGTGGTCTTAGGCGCGTGGGCCTCTTCACAAGAAGAGGCACGCAAGCGAGCCGAACAAGACATGTGGATCGGTCGTGTTGTGATCAACAAGATCGGTGAGAAGGGTATCATACAGTATGTTGGCCCACACACGTATACCGTCCGTGATAAGAACGGATGGATCGTTACGTGGCCAGACTGCGAAGTTCAAGAGGTTAAGTAGAGGTTAAGTAATGCCACGCGAACAGAGACTACGCTCAACACAGGGCGCCATCGCAGATGCGATCTGCGACCTGAAGGAATTCATAGGTGACCAGCTAATCAAAGCTAAGGCCATCGAGCACCTTAGTGAAGCTGCGAAACTGGTTGCACAGCTTCGCCATCCGATCATCTGCGCAGCATGTAGCGACCGCGGGTGGGCGCGTTACCAGCTTGAACCAGACGGCGCGTGGGTTGTTCAGATCTGCAGCTGTGACATTGGCAAACAACTTAAGAAGGCGAAGGAACACTATGCTATGCGAACCGCGCGCGATGTTTCGCCACTTGTGTAAGTGTGGCAATGAATTCTTGGTCGAAGTTGAGGCTAAGACAACTGGCTGGTTCACTAAGAGGACAGTATGGCCGGTTGGTGTTAATGAACCGTGCCCAAGATGCAAGAGGCTTCATGTGTTCTGGGTTGAGTATAATCCAGACACGGGGCCGGAACCTGTCAACATCACCCTGATAAACTAGGACAATCATGTCAAGGGAAGTAGCTTGCCCGCCGTGGGATGGTAAGTCAGACTGGCGATACGCTCATTGGAAGCGTGACGGCATCTGGATCACCATGATTAAGTGTGCCGACGGATCAGTTCAATGCTGGTCGCGGACGCCGCGGAACATCACCAGCGGACTTGAATGGCATGGTACCGTCCAGTCATTCAGATACAACGCGCCCAGGCTGACAGTGATGTACTGCGAGGCGTTCGTTGTTGGTGGAAGCCGCGACGACGTTAAGGGCGCGATGAAGGCACGTGATCAGCGCTTATCGATCGAATGCTTTGCCATCGACAAGTTCGGCGCTGCAGAGGTTCATCCGCGGTTGGATCTTGAAGAGGTGCAGCACAAGTCAGTGTTGTGCGGCGTCAACTTCGTTCCGTATGTTCTCAATGACCAGAGTGTGGATATCCTCGCGAATGCGAGGGCATCACACTCGGACATCGAGGGCTATGTACTGAAGGACGGCAACCTGCTTAACTGGCGGAAGGTTAAGCCTGAGGAGACATACGACCTGATCATCATCGGCTTTACCGAAGCAGAGCCGGGTAGCAAGTGGGATGGGTTGATTGGAAGCGTCATCCTTGCTGATTCGACTGGCAAGGAGGTCGCGCGCTCGAGTGGTATGTCAGACGCTGTCAGAGTTGACATGACGCATCGACGCGATGAGTATGTCAACAAACTTTGTGAGGTCGCCGCCCAGGGTCGTGGTAGCGCTGGTGGCTTGATGCATCCGCGATTCGTGCGGATGCGAGATGATAAGAGTGAGGTTGACACGCTTTAAGTAAGGAACAGCAGATGGAATCAGTAGAAGTTATCATTGGAGAAAAACTGGTGCGACTCGATTATACTGAGTCTGACTCAGCATATCGCGCAGGTTGTATCTATGCACGCCAGCAGTCTGGTGGGTGGTTGGTTAGTAATAAAGGATTTCATGTTGATGGAGTAGGCGCAACACTTGAACTTGCTGTTTCTGACATGATAAGTAAGCTTGATATTCCTAACGCAGCGATGGAGATGTTGTACGCTAGTGTGCCTAGCTATTATTTCACCACGCTAAAGCAAGTACACCTCAAGTTCCGCTACTTCAAAGAGAGCGGCAAGTATTACGCCAACGGTAAGTGCGTATACACGCTGCCAGGCAAGCCCAGTGATCCCATCTATCCGCGTGAATTCGGTGAGCTACTTAACTCTGAAGGCAAGCTGCCTGGGCTGCAGAGTGGTACATGGGACGGGCCGTTCACAGTGAAGGTGTGCGGCTCATACACCGAGCTGTGTTTGCCGAAGAAGTAATGAGAGATCTTAACGATTAAGGAGAGCAGGATGCTAGTGCTAACACGTAAACCCGGTGAAGAGATTGTTATCGGTGACCCATCCATGGGTGGCATTACGGTGCAAGTGATCTCTGTGCAAGGCGGTCGCGTCAAAATCGGCGTGACAGCGCCTAAGACATCTACGATTGCGAGGGTGAACGGTGCTGGAGAGCCATCACATAGTGACCCGGAACAGTTGCAGCGTTTGCTCGAGATGCGGCGCCACAGCCGCACAGATGAGTGAGTGGTGCACGCGCCGACTAACTGGTCGCAAGGTCACTTGGCCGGCTCGATTCATTGAGCTGGTCGGTGGCGAGCCAGTCGGTGAGGTGGTAGGCGCTATGTCACCGGTCATTGTGATAGCAAGACATAGCAATGGCAAGGTGTATCCTTTATCAGTAGAGAGAGTGGAATGAAAACAGAAGTACCGCTCACTAAGCAGTCACTCACAACAGGCGACATCGCACTAATATGCGAGGTTGCACCACGCACGGTTTCAAAGTGGATCGATGGCGGCGTTCTTAAAGGTAAGAAGCTGCCGATGTCGAATGACAGGCGAGTTGAACGCAGTGACCTCATCGCCTTCATGGTGACCAGCAACTTCTCACATCGTCTTGTTGCGAAGGCGACTGGCCTTTTAACAGACGAATTCATCGCCAGCCTTGGATTTGAGAAGAGCGGAGACGTTAAGGACGGCGTGCAGCTCTGGGTTAAGGATGTATGGCGACTTG